AGATGTGTATAAGAGACAGTATTCCTAATTTTATATTAAAAACGTAAAACATATTAAAAGGTTCCAGCAATTCAAGGAATTTTCATTATATATCACTATATAATGTCCCAGTTATCTAGGATTTTCTACTTTAGCTTTTACTTTCTCTTTTGGTAATACAATCATAAAAAGCTTTATTTTTGTATCCTTACTGAAAGTTTTTGGTAATCACTGATAATACGGACAAATTTTAATATTTTTTAAAATAAACCACGATTCTTAATCTTAATCGTGATGTCAATGATAGTCTTTTTAGTTTTTGATTTCAAATGGTTCAATGAACCAGTTGCAATCGGAATAATTTCATAACCAATCTGTACGAAATTATCGAAAATCTTAATCGGTGTACCGAATTCATCTTCAAAGTCATAATCCTTCTTAAATGGATAATTCTTCTTTGCATAGATATCAAGTGCATTCATTGCACTGAAGAACTCTTTCTCCAAATCAAAGTTAATACTACCGTCAGCAAAACACTTAAACGGACAGTTTGCACATTCTTCTGGCATCCAGCCAATATTGTGAGTCTTACTTAAACCTAGAGTAATATAGTCACCAGCTCCAGCATATTCTACACCAAAATCACATTTAGGATAGTCGTAGTTGCTTTCTACTGTCAACCAGGGATAAGCATTAATAACTCGTTTCATCAACTTTTCTTTATAGATATCTGCACTATTGTTGTTTTTCGGTAACTTAAATGTATATGTTTTCATAATTTTCAGCCTTTTTTAATTGTTATTACTAAACGAAATCTTCCTTGCTGGTTCTTCTTCTCGTATAGTCTCAATTAAATTATTGTATTTCAAATCATTATCAAACTCTAATATTGTACACTCTCCTGCATCTCTATTTTTAAGAATATGTAGGTAGACTTTGTTTTTTACTAGTAAACGATTTGGTCCATACTGTTGTATATTGAGTAATTCTGGTCTGTGAATACATATGACATAATCAGACGCATGAAATATAGTATCAGCAGAGGAGATGTCACTACGCATTGGATAATGCATAGAAGGGTTATTAATTCTTTCAGGATTTTCTATATTCCGATTCATCTGTGATAACTGAATTATAGTAGTATTAGGTAATTTCTTTACCTTAATAAACAGTTTCTGTAATTCGGAAATAACTTGCAAGGCACTTTCACGATTTTGACCTTCAACAAGAAGAGTGTGATCAAGTATAATCACAAATTTCTTGTCTTTAGCTTTAGTTTCATAGAAGTAATTAATAGTAGAAGCTATATCTTCAACAGTACCAGGAGTATCTACATAATATATAGGATACGACTTTATTTGTTGAGAAGTTTGTTCAACTCTATCTAATAAATCATCTGTTAATTCATTATTAGCACTATATAGCTCAGCAGTAGTTTGCCTTAACTTACTGCTTATTTTTCTACCTACTTGCCTAGAACTTAACATTTCAAATGAAAAATTAAGTACTATAACATCCTGATTAGAATTTAAATCTATTAAATCAGTTTCAAGTGTATTCACAAATGAAGATTTACCACTACCAGATATACCTACTATAGTATATATCGTATTTGGTTCAATTCCTCCCATACAGGATTTATTAAACTTATTCCATCTTGTTCTTAAAGATTGAATTTCGTGGTTCTTTCTTTTACGAATATATTCTACTGCTTCATTTGTTGCAGTAGATATATGACGAAATGATAGTGTTTTAGATGACATCTGTTCCATAATTATAAGTATTAGGTTGATAATCATCTAATTTCATTTGTTCCTCAAAGGTTTCCCACTCATGTTGAGTGAGCCATTTCCACATAGTTTTCATATAACCCATCTTGCCTGTACGCATTTTATCATCTATTTCATATCTTAGACAATCCATAATGTGTTCATGCATTGCTTTAGATTTACCTACGATGCGGTTATACTCCTTTCTACATTTGTTTACATTAGCTCTTAAGAAACCTTTAGTTCCATCAGGGCGTATAACGTAAACTGGAAATTGGTCATAGAAAGTATCAAACATAGTTTTATCTTCTTTAAGAAGTTCATCTAGTTTTGATGTCTTACTTATGACTTGGTTATCAGTACTATTATTAATACTAATTAAACCTTGATTAGCTAACTCTTGTATTTCTTCTTCATTAACTAGGCTGAGAAGTTTCTGAATGTCTTGATTGATTACTTTGATATCACTCAATACAAGTGTTAGGAATACTAATTGATTAATAGATATGTTTGGTATTCTATCTAAGATAGAAGTGTCTATTTCTAAAATCATATTCTCATATATTATATGAGCATACAGTTCTTTGAAATTTATTTGGTAGCCTTTGTTAATCCCATAGGCTCAATTGTAATGGTTTTAATTCTCTGATTATCTTATAGGCTTCATATATATAATACCTATAATTAATCTTTCGTTCTTCAATTGGTTTATCATCAAATTTATTTAAAAGAGTAACACCAGATGCCGTTAACATATTCTGATACTGCCTTGCAGAAGCCTTACATTTATGTTCTCCTACATATGGCTCAGTGTATGTTATAATTTCACCTTCTTTGTACCCAGTATCTTTCCATTTCCATAAGTATCCACCATTAGTAGATGCATAGAAACGATTAGTTCTTTGTTGCTCTTTATTCATGTATTCAACATGCCATTGTTTACCAGTCTTTTCAGACATTAAGAATTTACGTATATCTGTACATCCTTTTATAGTCTCTTCAACTGGTACTTTGTCTACAAAGTATTTAATTATAGCTTCAGGTATTATTTTCGCAGATAATCCTTTACCTAATAGTACTTTAGTAATAAACATACCTTTTGTTTTAATGAAATCTTCTTGTATTTCCTCAATACAAGTATAAGGTTTCTTTGTAGACTTTCTTATTATTACCTCTCCAGATAGAAATCTTTTCTTCATATCAGGATATAATGAAGTAACTGCAATATAGTCATTAATTGCATATTGGTACATAGCTTCAAAACGCTCTTCTTCAAGAGTAAGTCTAGTAAGTTGTTCCCATTCTCTGCAAATCTTGTTAGCTTCTTCATATACGCTTTTCTTTAAAAGCACAAACAAACCATCAGTGTTTGCTTGGACGATTCGACATCCTATTTGTACGAGTTTTTCTGCTAACATTAGTAACAATAACTGTCCGTTTATTCTAATCTGCATTACTGCAAACGGACTATAACAAAAATTATGTTCATTTTGTAGATTACCCGATAAACCATTCAATGCTAATTTTAGTGTTTCATTCTTTACTTTGTTTCCATTATGCTTCGCTTCTATTCTCTCATCTTTAATTTGAGAATATACTTCTAAGAATTCTGGGCCTAGATGTTTAGGATAGAATCCGTATTCTATTAGCATACTTGGATATAGAGATGCAACATCAATATCAATTAGCATTTCATCTTCTTTAGGAATAATGATTTCAGGATCATTCTTAGAATGAATTCCCCCTACTCCTACAGTATAGCGTAGATTATCAAATATGAAGTTATTTTCATAGCCTTTTCTACCTGGAGATACTACTTGATGTTTCATATCATCAAGTACATTCTTTAGTATCGGACTATCAAATTTTACAAATGGTAGTATTACATCTTTTAAAGGAATATAATCCATTGGAGATCTTAAATCTTTAATATCCCACCAGGTTAAACCTGTTTTCTCGAGATATTTTTGAGTTAAAATCTTCATTCCAATGTTTACACCATCTTTGCTAAGTACTCTTACTCCATATTCATCTTCAATAGCTATACGTAAATCAATAGCTGTTTTACATCTATTTAAAAGCTCTGTAGTAGACTCAATATCATTTATATTATAGTCTATCATTTCGTCAAAATCTTCTAATGGAAGAGGCTTACTCCAATCACATACAAATTCTTGTACATTAGGATATTGCATAGTTACCTGAATTTCTTTCAAACCTACTCTAAGTTTATTAGAATATAGCATAGTAAGAATATCAAAAGTATCAAACCATATTTGATATTTCCAATGTTTCCAGGCATCTATGTTGTCCTCTTTAGATGTAGTAATAGTTTTACTTAGATTGAAGATAGAATTACATATAGTAGCTACATTATAGCTCATAAGTCTATCTTCATACTCTATAATATAATTTATTATAGGATTATCATAATGTAGATTATTATATCCACAAAAGATAATATCTGAGTTTATTACTAGTTCTGTTCCATAAAAGTCTCCCCATTTTATATAAGTATTGACTTGTTTAAAGAATTTAACTAATTCTCTTAGCTGATTCTTTCTTTCAGAGATTTCAAATTTATATATTTCTCCTGTTTCTGTATTTTTAACAGAACAATGAAAAATATTCTGAAATACCTCAATATCATATACATAGACCTTTTTGTCACGTATAATCATATTAATAATATTTAGTTAGATTCCGTAGTCAGACTCGAACTGACACAAATCACACAGACTTACATTTTGCTGCGGCTCTAACCTCTTCTTGAGCTATACGGAATTCCATAGATATTACGCTGCTATTTTATTAATAGTAGGTTTTATAAATTTTCTACAGTAAGCTCTATGGTCGCTTACTCTGTTTTTTCCTTTGCAACCTCCTACATGTTGCTTTCTGTTCTTATCTCTTCCTACATAGAATTGTAAGAATTTCAAGGGACGTTTAGATTTCTCCAAACGAAGCCTTGCTTCTTTTTGTTTTGCTAATTTCCACTTATTTAAAACCAATTTTGTTTCTATTTATGTCAATTTCTTTTTTTAAAGTATGAACTATAACTACGCTATTAGGATAAACTCTAATCTCTGTGTAATAATTGTTATCTCTCCAAAACAGAGCTTTTTGCACTCTATATTCAAATTTTGAATTACTTTCAAAGAAACCTTTTCTTAAATAGATGATTAATTGTTCTTCTTTTGAATGTTCTACTGTTACTTTATCCATTATGCTGCTAATAATGATTTACCGTCATAATAAATTATATTATTGTCTCCTTCAATGTCTTGTACAGTTATACCAGCAAATGAGGAATCATTACGATACTGTTTAGCTTCTTTAGCTGCTTTTTTCTTTGCCTCTTCTCTTGTAGAAGCTACAAAATAGTCAGTTTTGAAATCGTATGTACGTTTATCATCGTCACTACGTCTACGATTTATTACATACTTAAACTTTCGCTCTTTAGGCTTCTCTTTAACAGCTAATTCAGCTGCTGTAAAGCCTTTTTGTTTACCTGCTTTGATAGGTAAAGGTTTATACTTTAAAGCCCCCATACGGGCTTCTTTTGCAGCCTTCTGTTGAGTAAACAGCTCTTTCCATTCTGCCTTAGAACGTTCTTTTGGCTTAGGAGATTTAGTGAATAAAGAATTCTTTACTATTCTAGTAAATTTCTTCTTTTCTTTACGTGTGTAGTGGATAGTTGGATCATAGCCTGCTTTCATAAGAATATTTTTTATTCGTTCTTTTTTAGACTGTTTAATAGCCTTATTCTCTTCTATAGCATTTTTTGCTATTTCAGTAGGCTGTTGTTTATTCTTAGAACTCCAGGAGTTCCAATTTACTGTTTTCCCATCTTTTACTTCAGTAACTAAAGACGGACCGATCTCGAAATCTCTAGTAGTTTCTGTTGGACAATATTTCTTAACATATTTTCCGTTTATTACTATTCTAGGATAATTACGCTTTTTAGCTTTAGCTGATCGTTTGGCATTTCTTACTGTCTGTTTCTTTACTCTATATTGTTTATTCTTTTTCATAATTTTGATAATTTTAAAGGGTTAATACTAAGAAAGGGAAGGGGAAGTTACTCCCCTAAGCCTTTCTACAATAGTTATGAATATATAAAATAATATCTTTAGTCTTACATTTTTCTTAAGCCGCAATAGATAGAGGAGCTTCTTCAAGGCTTAATTCAGCCTTGTTATTAAACTCTTCAATCTCTTTGTTAAGTTTGTTAATCTCTAACTGAAGTTTATTCTTCAGATTGTTAATATAGTCTGAGGTCAATTCTTCAGTTGTATTAAGGTTTTTCTTTCCTTTTGAGCACTTAAGCTTAGGATCTAAGGTCTTAATTTTACTCAAATGGAATAACTGTTCCTGCTTTTCACTTAAAGTAAATATAGCAAGATAGTTATTTGTTGTAGGCAATTCTGAGAACTTCTTATAACCCATATTGATACACTGTAAATACAGTTTCAACAGGATACGTTCATCAGCCTTAGCTTGGATTTCATTAAGTAACTGTTTCAAGTCAAAATTACGAGTAGCACCCTTAGGGATGATATTCTCGTTCTTAATAATATTCCAATATTTAGTAATTTCATTACTAAGTTCTTTACGATGTGTAATAATATATTTAGATGTAATTGATTTCATGTTCAAGTTGATTTTTTAAAAGTTAATACTTGACCAAATTACGTCTACTAGTTGTAGTGCTGGTGAGACTCGAACTCACAACTCTCAACTTAGAAGGTTGATGTTCTATCCAGTTGAACTACAGCACTATATTTAAACAGGGCCAATTCACCCTGTGAAAATATGTTGTTTTATTATAATATTCCAATTCAAATACTATACTTGTTTAACCTTGCCTAATCGTACTGGTACGACTACGCCTGGTCTTATTTCAATACCAGCAAACCCAAATATGTTGTCAGAGACAACAAGTTTGCCGGTTAGACCTTTCTCTTTTGCGAATTTTTCAATAGCTTCTTTATTGATATACTTTGAGTGCAGCTCTCCGCTCGAAGCATTCCTCATACTATCAAATAAAATATCTACAACACAATCGAGATCTTTGTTTTTAATTGCTTCCTTCAGTAATGCTTGTGTAATACCGTCAAAAGCTACATCGTTTCTAGTTCCTCCAGAACCAGTTATTGCATCTGCAATACGTATTGCTACATCTAAAAGACTTACCGATTCATAAGTATTTAAAAGCCGTTGCCACCATAAAGGCCCTTTGCCATAGTAAAAGAAGACCTGACCATCCTCTCTTACAGATACTGCATTAGGTGTTACTTTAGTGCTTCCGTCCCAACTCTGAACTTTAGCTAGTATAGTAGGCTCGACGCAAATAAGTAGTCGCAGAAGCTCTATTCTTACTTTAGAAATTCTGCTCATAGTATTGCTTATTCAGTAGTTTCTTCAAGATTTACCTGAAGTGTTACTTCTGTTTCGTCAGTAACTACACCACACTGCCGTTGATATTCCAACTGCATACGGTCAGACTGATCCATCATATCACGTACAGTCTCACTGAGTCGAATGAACTTGCGAGACAAATCCTCATAGAAGTTGAGGATACCCTTGTTATGTATCTTCAACATATCGTTCAGCATAGGCAATTCCTCTGCTGCAAAGAACATTGGTTTACTGTTCTTCTTACCAATACGTTCGATACATTCAGCCACGCTCTTCCGGTCAGCCTTACTGAAATCAGGCTTGACTAACGGGAATACGAGATTCGGGTCGTTATCGTCCGGATTCAACATGATTTTCGGTTCACCATCTAAGTCCTTAGCGATGAACTTGACATCTAAAATGTCAATAGCCTTAACAATGAATACATTTACTTCTTTCCGTAAAGTATTCTTGTCGTTGAGCACATCTTCCTTCCATTTAAGGTCAGGATTCGTTGCTACTACGGTATAGATTTGTTCACCAAAGAACCGTCCATACTCTTTTGCAGTTGCCCGATAACGAGCCATAACTTGAGCAGCAGTGCTCTGTGTTCCTACTAATGCACCAATAGAAGATGCTACATTACTTTTATCCATAAGAATGTTTCCTTTCTGAGTCCGTGCTTGATTTCACCAATACGAAACTCTCTTAATTTTTAATTAATACTTTGTTAATGCTCTCCACCTTTCGATTATTTATATACTAAAGTATGCATCTTATATCATACCGCTTTACTAAGCTTTGAAATTTTAGTAGTGAAGTCAATCACATAATCTACTTAGCTTACTTTGAAAATAAATTGAAATAATTTATGAGAAATACTCTGAGAGTTACTTCTGATAATACTTTGGTAATTTGAGCTTATCGTACTCCAACGGATAAGATTCAATTTATACGATGCTTACCGCACCCATCACCCTACTTTATATCATGTTCTCTTGCATAAGTATTGTACAAGCATAATATATCGAACTCTTTCATCAGCAACTGGTATGCCTAGGAGTAATTAAGGATTACAACATTCTAAGCGAATGAGGGTCGTTTCTGTCGAGAAACGTTACTAAAACACTACAAGCTGCCTAATTTTTCAAGACACCCACTTGACCTCTCGGATTTCTTATTTATACTACACGAATACGAGGATTTCCACCTCTCATCAGCATCATAAATACCGGTACTATCTCCGCTATTGCATGAGAAACCTGAGTATATAGACAGTATACTCTTATATTTATTACTTTAAATCTGAATCAGCGTTCTTCATACATACTAAGTTGCAATTAGTACTTTACGAAGTGTCAATGTCAGCGATAACGGTTGGTAGTCGGGGTGGCGACCTGTCTACTCACACTACTCTTACGAACGGTAGTCTCAGCGTTTACAGTTCCATTGAACTTCCCATTTTATTAAAGATTAAATAATTAAAGCTCATTTATTCATAGCTGGCTTTATTCAGCGTAGATACATTAGTAAATACAGTATAACATCTTATACTCATAACCTAATGACATAGTCTTCTGTATCTCCTTAGTTTTAAATACGACTATTAATAACAACAATTCTGGCGTGAACTGCATTATATTAAGAAGAAGTTTACATATCTTGAAACTTATAAGCTCTGCCGTTTTTTAATAGGTGTTTTCTCTGCATCACCTTAGTCTTATTTTTACTACATAATATGACTTGCTAAAGGTCACTGTATCTAGAATCAGGGTTATAGCGCCCTCAAACCGCTCGACGAGTCTGTTGCTCCGTAATCATTCCTCATTCAATTATACTCACACGAACGACCAAGCACGTGAGTCACTTTAGACTTGAAAGACTGTATCAATCTCATATACATCACTCCTACTTCATCCTTGGAACATTGCGTATCCACCTTCACGAGGACCCTATTTACCATAAGGCACAGAATTGGCTTCTGCTCCACGATAATCAGTCAAGTTTACATAGTGTGTACCATAACACGGTTATCCTTACATTAGTATCAGTAATTTACTACCTTCATAAGTACAAGTTCCAATATCCACAATTGCATATTGCATCACAGTTGATGTGTACTGAACACTATAGTTAGCAATGCTATTTTTCCTTTCTGGGTGCATAGTTGCACTTTTGTTGACCGATTTTGGAGACCGGTGATCGCGTTATATGCTGTCTCTTTTTTTCCATGAGTTGGCTGCTTTCTTTAGGTGAAACTAACCTTGCCTCTCGGCTTTACTTATTCTTTCCAAAGGAATAAGTCAGGAACCGTATTGCTCCTGTTTCAGCGTCGTGTTTATACTCCTATTTGATTCTGATTTTGATAACCTAAAACGAGTAATTATAGAGGATTTCGTTCCCCTTGCTTTAATTTATAACTCTGCATTAGCGGTACTGTTTGCAGTAATTAAGAGTCTTTAGTATTCACCAATACGGTTCTCAATACCTAATGAGGATTAAGCACTCTGATCCCCTGCTATCCGTTTTTCAGACGTTTTAGCCTAATATCCTACCTTTTGAGTGATCTCACTGTTTTAGCAGCTAACATATTCTCGGATTCTGTACTTTTTCGGGCCAGTAGAAATGACTACAGCTCCCTAACGGGCGCGACTGATATTCTTTTATATCTTTCCGCATGACTTCCCTGGAGTGATTTACGCTATAGTTTTACTCCTCTCGAACTATGACATAATTATAGGTTTTTTAAGTGGTTATTGTCATCAACTATTTTCCACTGAGCTTTTCTCTTCAGCTAATTTTTTTCATTCTGTTCTGGTTCTAACATAGTAATTTTACCTGTACTCAGGCAGATTGTTGCAACAATCTTCTTACCTTTACAAATGTCTACGAATTTGTTTTTTACATCACTACTACTGATGTAGTCAACTGGTTCCATGATACTTGCGTTAAATCCATCCAAACATTTACAAGCATTACTTACAGACAAACGTAAGTACTTTTCAGTATATAAGCAATTAGCTATACTATCTTTAGTCTGATTATTAATAATATCAGACTGGTCTCCTTCTACTATAAAGTAAGAAGATTGAGATAAGATAGAACTAAGTTTACATCTTGCTTCTTTCATATCCTTAATGATACGAGATAATCGTATCATTTGTTTTAGTATAACTAAATTACTTACCATGAGAATTTACTTTAGATAATGGAGAAATAGCTTTAATACTGTCTGGCATAGTACCTACAGATTTAATGTAGGGATATCCAGAAGCTACTTCTTTTTCTATTGTTTTAGTTCTCCACTTAACTATTGGTTTTGGTTCACCAATAGTCTTTACATTCACAATTGCGTCTGTTGTTCCTTTCACGGATACTTCTAATGTAGATAGGTCTACTTCGACATCTATCTTATCGACAGACTTACTCTCTTCACTATTAACTATAGGAAATTTTGGCATTTCTATAGGTGAAGGAATTACAGGTGCTGCCTGTACTACTGTGACTGTCTGTCGCAGTCCAAAGCCAATTATGCAACTGGCGATGAACATGCCGACAGCCGTAATAAATCTAAAATTCATATTGATTATGCTATTTTAGAGAATGGTTAGTCTTTATACCCTATGAATTGTAAAAACTTACGCCACATGCTTAATTTTTTTTTTCATCGGCGGGTTTTTCTTCCTTCTTTTCTGGGTATTCCTTCTCTATTGGAGAAGTTATTGATGACTGGCAGTACGCAGCAAGACGAGAAGCTGGATCACGATACAGATTGATAATCTGACCAACTTTCAGACGAAGTTCATCAGGTGTCGGACTTTCATCTTTACTGAAGAAGTTAGTCTTAATAGAACTTAATACCATTCGAGCAATCTTTCGATCATTCTCAAGCTGGTTCTTCTTAGATTCTTCTACTCCTTCAAGATTGATTCCCCAATCTGCAAACAACTTATCAATATACTCCTCACCTAAGTTCGAGATAATGGCTGAAATAGCCTTATCTGACTCTGGCGTGAGTTCTTTATTATCCTTCTGTTTCAGACGGAAATTCTCGTTGATAAGAGCGCGTACAGTTTCTGCAACTTGTTCTTCACTCCATCCGGCTTTCGTCAAATGGTTGTGAAGTACTGAGTGTGCCATACACGGAGAGCCAGTCTGTGAAGTATACACATATACTGAGCTTCCTAATCCCTTAAGTAAGCTAACAGGGTTGATACGGCTGAATATTTCATTCATCCAATCACCTACTGTCATCTCATCTAATGCTAACTTCTTGTCAGCGTTAGTTTCCTTAAGGCCGCGTAAAGTACGATACCATTCTACGGTGTTAACAATGTTTGTTGCTACATTTCTCTCTTTGTTGATGAGGTAAGTTAACGCTTCGTCAATTTCCTCATCTGTTGTGATCTTGTTTGGATCAAGCTCTGGTACTTTAGTAACAGTCTTACCAGCATCTTTTGCCAGTTCTTCTGGAATTTCTGACTTGTTAAAGTCAATAGCCAGTTGACCATCATCACTACCTGGTAATGCTTTAGCTGGAGCTAGTTTAATACCTAGCATTTCAGCCATACCTTGCAACGGCATGAGTTGATTTGCATCAATCATCAGTTGCAATTCACCACGTTCACCACGGTTGAATAAGTCTTGGCGAATATCGACAAGGGCAAGCAGACTCACTACATCAATCGTACGATTGATGTCTGCGTATACTTCAGGATAGCGTTTGGCAAGTTCTTCGTTGTTAGCGTAACGCTGTTGCATTACAAATGCTAACATGGCCTTTCCGTCTACTGATGAAGCTGTTGAACCTACAGGAATACCTGCACCAGTTATTCCACTTACAAGCGATGTTGCGCGCTTGAGAGCCTTTTCTTCAGGAGATACTTTTGGTTTGTCTTCTGTAACTTCTTCAGGAATGATAGTAGGAGTTTTGTCTTTCTTCTGCTTTTGGGTGCCGGACTTCTGCTCTTTCTTCTGTTCCTTTTGTTCTTTTGTCTCTCCTTTCTGTTCTTTATCGGTTACTGTCTGTGCAGCTACTTGAGGCTTCTTTTCCTCTTTCTTGTTCTCCTTTGTTTCAACTTTCTCAGCTGTCTGCTGAGTATTCTTGTTATTTTCTTTTGCTTCTGCTTTTGCAGCTGCTTTAGCTGCTTTCAATGCTGCCTTTCTTTCAGCCTTAGACATTTCTTTTTGTGCCATAATTCTTGATAAATTTTTTGGTGGTTAATAATAATTTTTTTACTTTCAGTCGATAGAATATTTAAAGAGGTCAACTATCATCCTCTATTGCTGGTGAGTCACGCCCGTTAGTATAGATATTACTAATCAATGCGTCTGATAACTTTACTTTAAGTTCTGACATGTTACTCACAACCCCAGATAGGCAATTGGTAGTACCTTCTGTCACTGTACACACTAAGCTTTGTGTGCATGCAGAACTATAGTCATCAACGGTGTTGATTAGCTGAGTAATGGAAGTATCTTGTTTGTTCATCCCTGAACGCACGATTACTTCCTTACTCAACATACCTACTAACAAGCCAGCTACGATGCAGGAGATATAAATCCACCACATCTTGTCACTGCGAAATCCTCTCGCAAAGACAAATGCTACTAATAGTAGCACAATAATCCAAATTGCTGACATGTTTGTAAATTTTTAGTTTAACAATTGTTTTAATTTCTCTCTAGCTTTATTAAGCTGAGATTTTACTTGGCTCTCTGAGAGACCCAATTGTTCAGAAATCTGTTTGTAAGACATATTCTGAACAGTACGTAGTTCGAGTATATATCGGTACTTATAACGAAGTCTATTGAAGGCATTTGTTAATCTGGCATCTGTTTCATTGAAGATATAGTTATCTTCAGGCGAGTAGTCGGCCGAACTTCTCAATTGAACAGTGCTAGTGTCATCATCCAGCCAATAGTTTGCATTCTCCTTTTTAGTACGTCTAATATAATCAATACTACTATTTATAGCTATTGTTTTTAACCACATCTCAAATGAAATGTTGTTAATATAACTATCTAGCTTAGAAAAAGCTTTAGTAAAAGTAACAGATAATAAATCATCTGCTGCATCTTTATTATTTACAATACGATATATAGTACTGTATATAATTCGATTATACTTTTCATAAAGCTTTGTGAAGGCACTTTGTTTGCCTTCTTTCGCCTGTTTGATCAGATCGAAAAGCTGTTGTCTTTCTTCATCTGTCATAATTACGGGCTTTAGTGTGGGTTATAGTCAACCCAATGACTATAACCCTAGAAAGGTAATTGCAATATATATCTGCAATACCACTCATTCCATTCATCATAGAACTTACGGAAAGTATCCCATATACATTCCATGAACTCAATCTTCAAATCACGAGTAAGTACTTCAATAGGTAATTTGTTTACCATACCACAGACTATTCTTATTCTTACTTCAAGAGTAGTTTTAGAAGCTATGCCTATTTGCTGTAGTATTTGGGTATCATACCATGCTAGTACTTTAGACAATGTTTGTTTTTTGAAGAATTTGTGGAATTCTGTTTCTCTTATTTCCTTGTTTTGTATTCTTAAAAATACATACCAGGATGGTCTCCAATTTATCTGATTATATCTTATTGGACATTTATTCAGATAAGTATAAACAGTAATACTATTTACGACCATTGCGACGTACACTATTAGCTATTCTAAGTAATAATACGTTTATTTGCGCTAGGCTCCAGTCTGTTACACTTAGAATATAAGCTTTTGTAGCTTCAATTCCTCTGCCATTTATAGACATGTCGCTTACATAGCGCTCTGTAAATGCTTTCATCATATCATTACTGATATCTGGCATTTTTGTACCACGAATAGATTGTCTATAAGGTGGTAATGGGCATACTTCTGAGTATTCGTGCTCGAAGAACAAGAATGCATCTGGATTATTACATACATTTTGTATTTCAATTGAGTCCTCAGATAATATTGTAAACTTACCTCTTTGAACAAGGTCATTCATAAGTAATGCAGAAGTAATTCTTAAACATGGTACTTCTCCTACTATATTGGCTAACAATTCATAGTTTTCTCCAATAATACGGTAGATTCCAGGATGGTTTAGTTTCATGACTTTTTGTTTATTTCTTTTTGAAAGTTATTTACTACTCCTGATATTGCAGACATACTTAGGTCTGGATATTTATCTAAGAGTTTACTTATCGCTTCAGATTCTGAGCGAGATTGATTAAGAATACTGATAAATTCAGTACGTTCGGCTTTAGAGTCAAACCATGCAAAGTATCTTATACGCATTGTTGTTGATAGTTTCTTGCTTTTTTTTCAAGTTCTCGAAATTTTGTCTCGTCTTCAGGAGTTAAATTACTTGCATCTATAAGATGAATAATTTCAGTGCCTCTTGTTTCCCAAAAGAAGAATATATTTCTTACTTTAGAAATTCCTTCTTTATAGTGATACTTATTCTTGTAACACTGCGGTACTACAGAGTTGATACGTTGTACCAATTTCTCTTTCATTCTTAATTCCTTACTAGCCTTGTCTAGAGGTTCAGGAAGTTTTTCTCTGATAAATTTTATTAATCCCATTTCAAATTAATATTTATTGATTAAACTTAATTTAATTTGTAGTAAGTAGGTGACTCGAACACCTTATCTCTTAGTAATATCTAAGGCTTCACTACCATGCAAAGCTTACTTACTCCAGCTTTCTACGACATTAGCTTAGCCGTTAGATTACTTACGCTACTAAGCGAGTGTAATCTGTTACATAACTTGTATTGCCAGTTATCTGCTTATTGACCTATTCTATTTCCTCTTTGTCGCTGTCAAAACCATAATGCCCCAGGGTGCCGTTATACGATACGGTCAAACGGCAGCTAACGATTCTTTACTGCAACCGTGCAGGACAATCCGTTACTAGACTGGTTATATGTACACGTACATTTTCAGTTTGTTCTAGTTATTTTATTCAACTGCAAAGGGCGTGGAGCATAGGGGAGTCGAACCCCTGTCCAAACGATGATTTATAGACCTAACAGTCAATTAGTTTATAAGATTAATTAAAGTATAACTCACGTGCAGAATTAAGCCATCCTTCCAGCTTTATTATTTAACACTGTTCACAGCACTCTCTACAGGTAGGCCTTCGTTATGTTATACAATACTCCTGCTATTTTTATAATTAATCTTATTAGTGGATATGTAGCCGACCAAAGCTACATATCCTATGGTCTTGAGAATGGTTAGTTCTCTTTATTACTGATCTTGATGATACTCGAATAATGATATATGACGAAACATATATGATACAAGATACACATTATTCAGTCTGATTTGATATCTCGACTAAAGCAGTTCAGTACTATTACTAATACGGGACAATCTTATTGTCGCGATCTCAGACATATGATCAGTAGTACACAATAATTCCACACTAATGATACAAAGATACGTAGTATGACCTGTTAATTCAGGTCTTTGTGTCGTCCAATATACTTTCGGCCCGTAGGGCGCTATAGATATTCCTCCATAAACACTAAACTTGTTTAGATACAAAGATACTCAAGTTTGGAATCTCTTTTATTTTAGTTTTTTAGCCTGATTAACCGTTACGGCGGGGAATCAAACTATTCCAGCGATAAGACCAGGAATTGGGGAAGATTTCGTCAAGTTCGTTTTGAGACTTGTCAATATCTTTGTCAATTTCAATGAGGTCCTTGTCAAACTGCTTCTTCAGTGCTGGAGCTTCATCATTCCAGGCCGTAACTGGCTTCTTACCACTCTTCACTTCTTCTGCGAGATTGTGCAAGTCCTTCATATAGGTCTTCATTCTCTGGTTCACGCGGTTACTACGGCGTAACTGCAATGCTGCGGACTTCTCAGTGTATTCACACTTTTGAACCACGTCGATGAGTTCGTTCGTAAGTTTTTCCTTACGGCGCTCGGCAATCTTTTCAGCCGCTTTCTTTACTACGTCATCGGTTACTTTGTTTGCATTAGAGATAGACTCTTGAATGTCATCACTCTCGTTGTTTACATCAAAGATGTTCAATTTGTTTACTTCTGCCATTTTGATAAAAATTTTAGATGTTTGATACTATAGTTATTAATCACGAAATAATTTCTATGAAATTACATTTTTTAAAATATCTTTCTCTAGCTTCATATACTGCTACAGTGATATTTGTAGGATAGATTTCTATAGGTCTATATTTCTGTTTCTCACACCAATACATTGCTGCTTCAGTTGTGAGCTTCCCAAAGTAAGCTACAGCTCTAATTCTTTCTTGAATATTCTCTGTAGCATTTATTTTAACTAAGGGATTGGTTGACCTACCCATTGTGTAAAGATTCTCTACGTTCTTTGTTCAGCCTAATTTTGCGTTGGCGATAACTTTCTCTCTCACCTGCTTTTATAAGCTTACGATTACTGTATGATTCTTTACGCTTGTTAGTATTCTGCGATATTAATATAAGATATCTACTAACACGTTTTTCTTCTGCTTTCAACTCATTTTTGAGTTTATTAGCAGCTTCTTCACATACTTCTATGTAGTCCTGTCTAGAATTCTTCTCTAGTTTCTCTAGTCTAATAAATTCCTCTAGGACTTTTATTCTTTTAGTCTTACTCATTTTTGATAATTTTAAGATTAAAAAAGAACTATCTTGCTTATTCGTATATCTTATTCGCAAGTAACCCATATCCTTCTTCTGACCTAAGCATTATGCTTGGTTGACCGTTGTATAGTCCATTGTACTCTTGAATAGTAGTTTAGCACTACTAAACTTCCATTAGGGTTTTGGTTATAAATAGTTCTAGGTTGACTGAAATCCACCATACTAACAATTTAAATTAGTAATATATAACAGCGGGCGGATACTCTGGCGGAATATCCTCCTTGGACTGTTCAAGTTGCATTCTGAGTTTACACTCATGAGTACATTCACTACAGTTAATTTTATTGTTAAGTGTAGGACAATCGTTTGTAACTAGATATAATTCTCTTTGTAAAAGAGAGTTTGTTCTAGCTACTTCTGACAAAATGATATTGGGATCTTGTCCAAATATAGGAGCGTATTCTTTGACAGTGTTAATATAATACTGTATTAAGCTCCTTTTGTCTATTTCCATGACTTCTTTCGATTGTAAGGCTCCATTTTCTTGTGCTTAGGCTTCTTTTTGAAGTCTTTCTGCTGATTTTCGTATTCTCTTTCTGTTCTTGCCATAACTAGTATAGTTTGAGAATAGAATCAAAATCTTTGATTATCTCGGGAAGCTTTGATAAGCCGTAATTGTGTAGCACTACTTTTATCTTAGAAGCTGAACTTTCTGGAGTATTGATAATAATACGTAATACTCTAGTTGTAGCCTGGTCTTCTTTGTTAAGAAGATATTTCAGTAATTCCTTACGGAATACTTCTTCATTCATCAATGATGGAGTTCCGATTTCATTGATGATATTGCTACAAAGTTCACTTACAGCCTTTACAGTGGTTGATATAGAAGCTTTGTTAGCATTTGCTACAGGAGCTATTACTACTTTCTGTAGTAAAGCTTCAGATACTTCTTTATCGTCTAACACAGCGGCAGAGATATCTTCAATCTTTGCACTTGTGTTATTGAATACTAATTCAGCCATTCTTCTGATGATTTCATCATAATTCTTCTCAGGAGCTTCTCCATGGAAGGTAATAATAATTGCTTTCATTTTACTTTGATAGTTAATTGGTTATTTTAACTGTTATTGTATATTCATCTAATTCAGCATGAATAGCATCAGTGGGTAATTTACTGATAATAGGTAGTGGTGGATCTACTTTGATATTCATATCTGGATGAGATTTACATAAAGTTCTTGCTTTACTTAAAGGTATACCTAATATCTTAGTACAAGCAAGCAAATTTGCTAAATAATGGTCTGTACCGAATTTTATTTCAGTGAGTTTACGACCTTCTTCTACTTTAATACGAGGCATTAGTTCCCTCCTTTGCTAATTTCTTTTTCATATTACTTAATGTTTTAAATTGTTAATATTATTGACGACGACCAGAATACTCTGGATTTTGTTTTAAGTTAGTATTAACTTTGTTTTCGTTCTTTCTTAGAATAAATAGTATCTATTCTAATCACATTTGTTAATAATAAGATAACAACACTTTGTTTCTATGACTCTCTCTATAGTTTTAACTCATAAGCAGGATTGCTGTCAAACTTTCCTTATTGGAGTACCTGATTTTAACGTCTGCACGATTATAAACACAAATACGAGTATCTCGGATATTACCCGCTATTGCCGTATTCAAGGGAATAATATACGATATGCATTTACTTACGCCCCACAGGTTTGTCATCTTCTGAGGACGTATACTCTATCTTCACAGACTGAGTATACTTTTAACTTAAAAATAAGAGGTTTATTACTTTATTCTCTCTTTACGAAAGTAGTATCTTTAGTATTGTCATAAGTGTTAGACAATTTATCTAATGAGTCTTTATAGTGTTGACTTCTAGCTCCACTCATTACTTTGTTATAAGTACTTCTGTTCGATTCATATATAGTTACGATGTCACTATTAGACAATGAAGTTCCATGTTGCCTTAGTATATCTATTAAGACAACGTCTGGCATTGTAAGAAATACACTGTCTATGTGCATGTAACGTTTTGTGTCCTCTCGAAACTGAAGAACTTCCTGTATTGTAGGTACAACTTCAGTATAAGCTGTGTCAGCACAAACTTGTTCTACATTATCCTTTTCAGGATTGATGAGATTGCTAACCTTATCGTGACAGATAAAGGTTAGTGCGCTAGCAACTAACATTCCTAATAGAATTAGGATTGTTGCTAAACTCCAGGCTATTGCTGAGCCTCTTCCTCTTGGAGAATTTTGTAATTCATTTTCCATTTCTTGATAAATGTTTTAATAGTTAATAAATATGAGAACTTAATCTATACCAAATATATGTTTCATATACAATGGTTTAAATGTTTTAGCTGCATATTCTGCGGCATCTCTACTAATAAATCGTAGATGAGCATCTGTATAACTGTAAGTACCATTAATGCCATCACCAGAAGCCAGACCGAAGAAACCCGCAACAGAACCATCTACGATCCTTTCCCATTTAATGTACCACCAATTATACCATGTGCTAATACATTCATTTTGTTTGTACTTTGGTATCCATGGTTTATTATTATTAGCAATGAAATTAATTGCTTGAGTAATAGTACATAGCTGTATATACAGTAGTACATGCTCCTCTAGTTTCCTACGCTTGTCAATAGGTTTAATACCTAATACTTTACAAGCACTTTTGTAATCTGTTACTTGTTCAAACATTTCTAATAAATTTTACGGTTTTGTTTTTAATTATAAAGTTTCTACGAAATAATTCTATATCTTCTTTAGGTATATTAACTATTTGTCTTAGAAAATCTCTTTTTAGATTGAGTTCTTCTTCTAAGTTCTTAGCTCTACCTAAACAATAATATTTACCTTTATAGTGTGCTCTAACTTTCTTCACTTTATAGTATCTCCTACAAAGTAAGTATTATAATATAGATAATCTTTAATGTATACCTCTTCAGTCTTTTTACTGAAAGGGTTCATGAGTTCTAACACATATGTATCTGAGTTTCGTATATACTTATTAGTTACAATATAGTTTTTATACTGTGCTTTAAGTTCTACATAATTATAATAATTATAGTCTGTGCAATATTTGCTTATTGATACTGCTGCTATTAATATTATAATTAGTATAATTAAAAACTCACTAGTGCTTGTGAGTATACTATTTGAATAACTTCTTCTGATTGTCATACTATGCTATTCTAATACATACTCTAGTAGGTTCATTATCTTTCCATTTTATACTAGGAAATGCATCTGATGGTATACCGCATACATGAACTGAAGTACTTAACCATTCATCAGTACTCTTTCTTGGTTTGTTTCTATATAGAAATAGTCTACCACTACTATCTCTAGCTACCCATGCTCGAATTGATTTCTTTGCTCTCATAATTATTGTTTTAAGTTAATGAATGTACTCAGAGCGGGAATTGAACCCGCACGATTGTAATAATCATCAGAGTTTAAGTCTGAAGCGTCTACCAATTTCGCCATCTGAGCATTTGCTGTTAATGAATTATTAATAATCTTATTATTATTGAGATAAATACTGTTACTCCGCTAATAATGCATATTATAAGTAATGTTTTAAGTATGTTGGCTACTGTTTTTGAGTACGGTGCTTGTATAGTACAAGCTGTTATTATCATTGCAAATATACCACAAAGTACAGTAATTAATGTTGCTATTGCTTCTACCATAATTTATTGATTAAATTGTTAATAAAAAGTAAGGCATTAGTTTTCATAGGTACAAACTGGAAGATTTATTTAACCTATTACTTAACACACTCGCCACGTGAAGGCTGCCTTATGAGTGCAACTAGTATACCTATATTCACATATAAATATACTAGTAATACTACTCTTAGTATTCTACAAATCCATATTAAGCTAACGGAACATAATAAGTTGAGGACTATCCTACTCTTAGGACTAATAAGTATAACGTGATTCAGAAGTTTACTATTACATTAGTATATGGAAGATTGTTATACTGCATGATTTTAAAGTCTGCACTAATACTATTTTACAGATGAGTATTTTAAGCTTTCCTGTACGTACTTGCTCTGTATGAATAGATATAAGCCCCACATGCTTGTCAAGGATTCTCACCTTAAAGAGGAGAGTATGATTATCCTTTGAACATACTCTCTGGCTTACTGAAAAATGTTATAGGACAGCCACGTCCCTGGATTTTACTTTGTACACTAGCTTTTTCTTCCTATACGGTACATGTCTTTGATTTCTCTGCACTAATACTTAGGTATAAACCTAACTATAAAAGAATTTCCAGAATACTATTTGCAACTATTATTCCTTCTATTGAGATATAGGTTTATTTATATGCGCTCCTAAGATATAAGCCCCACAAAGTTGACACTGATTCACACAGTGTAGAAATAGAGTAAGCGCATTAATATAGCTATGGAAAACACCACTATAAGCTATGCTAAGAGCTACGTACGACATGCCGTCTCATTTTCTCTTACTCTATTAACACTTAGAATATTACATCTGACCGTAATATATTACATTTGCCTGTGAAGCGCAAATAACTAAGAGAGATACTTATTGTTCAGTTAGTATCAGACTGTCAAGAACCTCATTAAGCCTATCGAGGTATAGCTTATTCCCTACTTGCTTTGGTTGGTTGCTCCTAAGAGGTGCACTCAGATATGAACCTAATACCTGCCTCTACCACGTGGATTTGTAGTCTGTCTTCAATTGTGCATATTGATTAAGACTACTCTTGACTCTGCATTTATACAGGCTTGCCACTGTCTATGGCTGCATTAAGAAAAGAAGTATAATAATATAGTCCTTAGCGTTACCTAAGTCTTTATAAGGGCATACCTAACTTATATTATTATACTTTAACGTGGTTAAGCTATGTTTCACAACATATGAAGATAATTTGCATTTCATAGAATAATTACTTTGCGAATAATTTGTGCATTTTACACCTAAAACTATTCTGCAAATATTATATTAATGGGCTTATATATTAAAATATTTACCAAACTAACGTTATAATATTCATTGTAGAAACTGGTGCCCTCAATGTCTTGGGATTGTTACACAACTCCGTAGCTTACGCTACTCCGAAGTTATTGAGTTTTTTAAAATAACAGACTATTCTTATTCCCGGTCTGTTAGCGGTAACACGTTGTCGGTCTCTGTGTTAATAAGGTAATGGTTGACCTCCTTGTGGTGCTTGTGTGAAGGTTGGTTGTTGACCTTGTGTTGTAGGAGCTGGAGCTGGTTGTACTACTTGTCCTCCAACTATTTCGGGTTCTGGAGTAGTTGATATAAGCTGAGGAGCTTTGTCTTCTTCAGCTGGTATACAATAAGCACTGAATGCTCTTTGTCCTACTTCTTCAGGAGAACCTCCACGTATCCATTGTTTTTCTCCGAATTCGTCAATATAATATTGACAGAATATTCGTAGTGTAGTGTAAAGAATAGGTTTTCCACCTTTCGATACAAGTGAACCAGCTTTGATTGCTTCAGTAGCTGGTCGAGTTGCTGTTACAGGTCTTGCTGGATGGTCTGACAGATGTTGTTTGTAGAACTTCTGTGGCGGACACCAGTCAATCCAACATCCTGTTACATACTGTAATTCTTCAGGAATTGGTTGGTCTGTTTGTGCTGCTCCTCCATGTTGAATTGACAATAATGGGGTAAGCATGTTTACAATGGGTTGAATGAAACAAGTAAATGTTTGTGGTTCTTCCCAAATACACATTACATTTTGAAGCTTAGCAACTACATATTTAGTGCCTGCATTTTGCTTGCCTGCTTCAACTGTTTTGATTAATGGTTCGATTAATTTATAACGTGCCATGACATGATACACTTAACCTGTACAGTGTTAGGTTTTTGGTGATTTGTAAATTATAGCTATATATTACTTGATGAGGTAATACATTGAAAATGGGAGAAGTGGAAGAATGTGGGTGAGTGGTATATCATCACCCATTCACTCAAACAATGGCAAACACTATGAATTCCTTCCTGCTTCCCCCAATGTTGAGCAGCTGTGGCTGATTTGCTTCCTGTGCGCAGCCTTTGTGGCAATACTGAGTACTGAGTACTGTGTAGTTGCATACATTCACAATCTGCTACATTTAAATAGTTCTACTTTCCTACGTAACTCAATGTTTGTATATGAAAATAACATATAATTTGATGCAACAGTAGCACTGTCATAATCATCAGGATGTGATATTACTTTGAATGACTCTTTAAGAGTAAGCCAATCGCGCGCAAATACCTTCCTGTAAGGATAGAAAGACAACATAATAAGCCAATAGCCTATATACAATTTGATATTGTTAAGCATATTTATAAAGTTTTAGTTAATAATCAAACAAATAAGGGCTATTACAGCCCTTATATTAATCCCAATTGAACCATGCATCAGCATAATCTTCATCTGTATCAGATGGAGTAAATAAACAATCAGATAACATAATAAGTAAGATTTAGTTAATAATCCAATGATTGACAGTAGTGGTTGATTTGTATTCCGTTGCATTTTCATAAGTAAACATAACAGACCTACCGGGGACTTCCCGATTTCTAACAGGGGTGGGGGATTTGTTTTGTGGTAGTCCACACACGGGCATTTATACCTCTAAATTTTTTTATAAAATTTGTTAAATTTTTGTAATTATTATTAATCAATGCGTTATAATAGTATGAACGTTGAGTATAAAATAATAGGTAATACTATTCCTTTTAGTAAGTCTATAGAGTTATATAAGAGATCTGCTTACATAGGACCTACAGATGATGGATGGTCTGAAATAGTAAAAGTAGATGAACAGTATTACGTGGTACAACAAGGTCTGCCAGAGTATGAAGGGCACGTATATATGATACCAGTAGAAATAATAGAAGATAAAATTTAACTAATATGAAACTAATAGAATCTAGCGTACAGATAATTGAGGAGAAAGATCCTTATAAGATGATAGAGTTAGCAGGGAGAACTTGTTATAAGAGTGAGAATAATATAACAGAAGATAGTGCTAAAGAGTTTGTAGATCGTATGATCAAGTTAGGGCATGGAGCTATACTAGAACACGGTACTATTTATCTTACTATTGCTAAGACAGCTATGAACATTGGAGATCCTATATTCTATATTAGAAATAAGTACTCTAAAGTAAATGAAGATGATTATTTCTATTATATAACTACTAATATGCGTGTTATTGTAGAGAATAATAGATTAGATGATTTACAATATCAAGTAGAGCCTACAGAGCATCATGAGATACGTATTACAGCGAAATTTATATGTGATAGAGGAGTAAGTCATGAGTTTGTAAGACATAGAGTATTTAGCTTTGCACAGGAGTCTCAAAGATATTGTAACTACTCTAAAGATAAATTTAATAATGAAATTACCTTTATTATGCCTTCTTGGTGGAATTATAACAGTTCTATTATAGAATCTGGAGAAAGATATCTATGTGAGATACTACAGAAATGTGAAGACTATTATAAGTCATTACTGGACATGGGTTATAAACCACAAGAAGCAAGAGCTGTACTCCCTAATGCTACTAAAACAGAACTAGTAATGACAGGTTTTGAAAGTGATTGGGAAAATTTCTTTGAACTTAGATGTAGTAAAGCAGCTCATCCTGATGCACAGAAGTTAGCTAATGAGCTAAAAGAATTGTTAATAAATGTTAAAAAGTATTAACATTATAGCGTTAAATAATCATAAATAATGTTAATAAATGTTAAAGAAAAGGTAACACAAATAGCATATTAGACGTTTATAGGGGAGTAAGAGGGGTTAGGCTACTAATGTAGACTAATAAGTTCTATATCATAAGTAAGCCATACATAACTGCTCTTACTCTAGATAAATTAATTATACTACTTTACTTAAGATAATACATATGAATAAAGAAACTAAAGTTGATAAAGCCTACTCTGGAAAGATAATATATCATGGTAATAAACCTTATCAGTTAGTACCTGAGTTGCATAAAGGTATGTGTGAAGGTTGTAGTTTATATCATAATAGTTGTCCTCCTAGAGTTACTAATTACTGTACTCAAGGTTATATACTTAAAAAGATTATACTATGGCAGAAATAAAAGCAGTAGAATATTACCCTTCAAACAAGGGTCTGAAGAATATTTACAGCAAGTTCCTAAAATTTGGTAGTACTGAAGACTTTGATAATTTAATTCTCTTTTATACCAATGACATAAGAGAAAAGGTGATAAACTCTTATATAGAAGACGGAGAGGATAAAGAGACAGCTCAATTCATAGTTGATTATTTTGAATATATTTATGGGAAGCGAGAAGAGCGGGAAGAAGAATGATTTCCAAGATGGTAAACTAAGATGGGATTTACTACCTTTAGAAGAGATTGAAGACATAGTAAAGCTTTATACAGCTGGTTCTATTAAGTATGGAGATAATAACTGGCAAGGCTTAGAAAATGGTTATCAACGTTATAAAGCAGCTATGTTAAGACACTTACTTGAGTATGAAAAAGGAACTAAGATTGACGAAGAAACTAAAGTAAATCATTTGGCTGCTGTAGCTTGGAATGCAATAGCTATGCTTTACTTAGATAAGCACGGAAAGGGAAAAGTAAATGACAATAAATGATCCAGAATTGGCAAGAATAATAAAGAATAAACTGCCTATAGATATAAATGGCAAACAGTTTATAGTAGAATCATCTAAAGGAGGTAAATGTGATGGTTGCTACTTTCAAAGTCAGTTAACTTGCCCAGTTAAAGCAGTTACTTACTGCACTTCTAATGGCGGTAATATACTTAAAATAAAGCAATAAAATAAGAACCTATGACTATACTTTACGTTATAGTATTAAACTAAGTTAAAGAATATGAACGAAGATAAAGTATTAGAAACAGTTTTAGAGAAACTTAATTATACCTTCTTAAAGGATGCATTGGTGAAGCCTTTAGACCCTATTATGGTTACTAAGGAAATTACAGAGCAAATTCCTACAGGGGAGAAGGATGAAGAAGGATATAATAAGTATGAAACAAAGACAGAAACAAAGGAAGTAGAATCTGAATGGGCTACTGGTATTGTTTTAGCCTTGCCATCTTCATATAAAGAAGATGAATTAAATGTCGGAGATAAGGTAGTATATAATAAGAAATTTGCTAAAGACTTCGATCTATTCAAAAACAGTCAATTAGTCAAAACATACGATATAATCGCAATTTGTAAATAATCAATATTTATACATACATGAAATTTTTATTATAAATATTACAGATAAACCCTGGCTTTGGCTAGGGTTTTTCTTTATATATACCTTAAATGTTAACAAATGTTAAAAAGTATTAACAAATTTTTAACATAACCGTTTTAGGTTTAGTAGAACAACAATAGCTATTAAAAGTAAAAGTATGAAAAATTTAAAAGTAGTAAAAGAAGACGGATTCTTTAAGAAAGGTGATCTTCTTTCTTATAATGAAGAATTGGACGCATATACTCTTGATGTATACTGTGGTGATAAGTTTAGATCAGCAATGATAGATACTAATACTGCTGAAGAATTAGTAGAGAAAGAGATTATGGTAGAAGTAGATTCTACATCTGATACTGTTAAAGATACTATAGAGTTCTTAGAAGAGAAGATCAAAGAATATAAGCAGAATCTTAAAGAAAACCAGGAAAAATTTGAAAAAGGAGAATTACAACCCTGCGTTAAAGTAGAATCCGAAACAGTACTTTACAATTTAATTAAATTTGCAGATAACGTTAAAGCTAGACTAGAAAATGAATAAATTGGTTAAAGGAGTATCTAAAACCGATTTATATAATGAATTTCTAAGAAGCCTTAATGGTATCCTTAAACTTACTGATAGGGAGTTAGAACTATTATCTACATTTATACAAATAGATATAAATACTCCTAAACTCCCCAATATCAGTAAGAATGTAATTAGTACTGAGAATAGAAAGTATATCAGAAAAACCCTTGGTATTACTCCAGATAACTTAAGTAGATATATTACTAAATTTAAGAATTCTGGTATACTTGTAAAAGGTAAAATTGAGGATGAAGTAATAGTTAATAAGGCTTTAATACCAGAAGTAATCGGTGATAGAGTACAAATAACTATAATTTTAAGATTGAATAAAGATGAAAATACAATCAACAATGCTTGAGCCTGGATCTATTATAGTTTGGAAAGATTATAGCTTACTTAAGAAGATTTGGTATAATATCTCAAGAAAGAATCTTCCTTATAATAAATTTACTCTTATTACTCAAAAAACAGAACTCTTAAGCATTAATGGTAATTTTGATAATGATACTGCCATATACGAACCTATACGTAAGTATAGTAAGTTAGAAGCAAATAAATTAGCCGTTATAACAGGTAGTTTACGTTATTCTAATAATTGGTTAGATATAGCTGACATTATTAATGTAATTAGACCAAATACTATAAGTAGTTCTATTACTTTAGATGAATGTAAGTATTACAGGAAAATAAATTTCAATGAAAAATCAACCAAGTATATATACTAAATTAAGTAATAGATATAATCTACCATATCATGTTATTGAGGTAATATGCAATAGCCCATTTAGATTTGCTAATGAAGCTATTACAAATATGGAGGATAAAGCTATCAGATTCACATATTTAGGTAAAATTAAGTTAAAGAAACAGTATGAAAAGAAAAATTGACAAATACGATCCTGTAGTTTATCCTAGATTACTTTGGGTTGCTACTGAAATTACAGATCTAGATAAGATGTTTGTATTCTGTAATATAAATGATTTTACTAAAGAGAATCCAGATACCTATAAAAATCTAGTAGAAGATTATGAAACAGGATGTACTAGTGCTATGACAATACCAGTAATACACAAGAATTCAGGAAGATCTGGTGTATTAGTACTTATTTTTGATCTAGATAGTGATGATTTATCAAATACTATACCTCATGAGGCAACACATGTTACAGATTATATATTCGATAGTCTTGGACTATCAGCAGATGTTTTCAGCAGAAATGAATGCTATGCTTATTTACTTGGTTGGGCAGCAAGTTGTATCAGTAGTAGCGTAATTAAATTTAATGAGTAATGACAAAGGAAGAAAGTATAACGATGTGGAACATTGAGAAAAATAGTGCAGATAGTTCTACATTTACAAAGAAGATGAAGAAATTATTCTCTAAAGTAGAAGAGTTGATAATGTCTGGAGAATTGATGTATGATCAGTTTAGTGGAGATATGTTAGATGCTGTAACTGATATGATTATAGAGAATACTAACAAAGAAACTACACTTGATAGAGCAGATCAGATAGATTACTTGTGTGATAAATTATATGAAAAATATACGCAGCAATATAACAACTCAGAGTCTAGAAAAGGAGATAGCGTAGTTTCAGGAGATACTACAGAAGTACAAGAATAACTCAGAGTATGTGAATCCAAATGTACCTTAGAAATTAGCTGAAAGTATACTATAGAGATTAAGTAAGGAATATTATTTAGGTTATAGAATTGACTAAAAATTAGACATTATGAATAAATACGTTTTAGATAAAAGAAAATCAATAATAAAATTAAATACTGATACATTAGATTTAAAATATATTGATACAGTATATGATATAGATTATGTGTGGATTATTGATGAAGACGGTATTCTTATAAGATCTGGCAAAGAATATAAAGTAGAAAAAGGTGATGTAGTATTACTTATGTATCGTATTGGTAATGAAAAAGAAGGAGATTTAATTATTATTAATAACAACGATTTGAACAATTACTTTGAACGTAAAAAGAAATTCTTAGAAGAAATGGAAAATGCAAAATGTACTGAAAAAGTTTGTAGTGATTGTGATCCAAAATGTGGATGTACTCCAAATTATTAATATGGATAAACTGTTAATAAACAAATATGGCAATAAAGTTCTATATGATACTGAAACTAATGCCATTAAAAATACACCCAGTGATTTTGATGTAAGAGGTGCGTTCTTTGCTAAATAGTCTGGACAAGTAATTACTGATACTGAGGTAATAAATTATAATGAAGGAGACCTAATACTGTGTTTTGTTAACTGGAATGGAGTAGATTATGATACTAAAGTAGTAGTATGCACTGATCTAGTAGCTAAAGATGACATTAGTAGATGGTTTGAAAGCTTAACTAAAAAAATAGAAGTTAATGAAACTATTTGATATTATAGGTGGTAAAGTAGTTATTCACTCAGATGCTTTAGGTATCCCATGCTTTAAAAAGGTATGGGATGCTGATAAGCCAGATAAAGAGCACGCCACTAAAGTAATTAGTTATATAGTACTTATGAATAAATGGAATAGTCCGTATGTTCAGAGTATGGAAGCTGATAGTAGAGAGGAAAAGCTAAAAAAAGAAATATTTGGTGATGAAAACTACCAATTTACTGCTGAAGAGATTAGCTGTGAAAACGACTATAAAGCGTTCTGTTATACTCGTACGCTGGAGATGCTTGATAATATGAGACTGAAATTAGATAGCATCAGTAAGTACTATAAAGAATCGCTTGACGATACTCTAGATGAGAAGAAAATTAAAGACTTATTGGCTGGTATGACCTCTGTAGGTAATGTACTTAAAAGTATTGATACTCTAGAGAATATGGTTAAGGCCGAAGAGGTAGCTATGGGTAAAGTTAAAGGTGATGCTAAGGTTAATCCTTATGAGTTGGTGAAATAATACATTAATTTATAACCTAAATTAAACAATACGTTTTAAGAATAAACTAAGCAAATTATGAAAACAAAATTGATTATTACGTTTGATTTGACTAAAGATGGCGCAGACTTCTGGGAACAAGTTAAAGAAGTAGACGCTGTATTATGTAAGGTAGTTGTTAAGAAGCCTTGGTATAAGAGACTATTTAGTTGGTTCTAAATACACTTGCCATACGTAGAGGCAATTAAAATATATCTACGTGCACTGGGGAGTTGCATAACGGTAGTGCTGGAGATTCTAAACCTCTGTATGAGTGGGTTCGATTCCTACCTCCCCAACCAATATTCATATAAACTTGCAGATATGACATATAGAGATATAGATCCAAAATTAGCTGGTATATACATTATCAAAAACAACTTAAATGGTAAATGCTACATTGGTCAAAGTGTTAAAATTAGATCAAGAATAAAAGACCATATGAGAAATGCTAAAAACGGTAAATTAGACTTACCTATTTATAGAGCAATAAACAAATATGGTTTTCATAACTTCACAATAGATATATTAGAATCATTTATTCCGGATGCAGATATGACTAATACAGATCTAATTAAACAATTGGATCAATTAGAAATAAAATACATAGAAGAATACAACGCATATACAGATGGATATAACTGCACTAAAGGTGGTGATTTTGGAGTTTTAGGTCTCAAAATGACAGAAGAACAGAAAAAGAAAGTATCTGAAAATTCTAAAAAACTTGTTGCATCTGGAGTCTTTGGTAAGCGAGTTTATCTATACAATTTTGTAGAAAAGTATTACATATATGCATGGACAATAAAGGATGCGGCTTCTATTACCAAATTAAGTCGTTCTAATATTGGTAGATTGTGTAACAATACCTATATTCATCCTTTCTGTAATAATTTTATCGCAGCTTCTACTAAAGAAGAACTAGAAGACAAAAAGTCTAAAATTCCTGAATGGTTAGAAGAATATGAAAAGAACAAAGCTACTCTAGTTGAAAGACATAGAAATGATAAAGTTTATTTCGGAAATTCTAATTGGATTAAAGGAATGGTAAGCCTTAATAAAGGCAAAAAGATGTCAGAAGAACAGAAGGAAAAATTAAGAATAGCATCTACTAAGTATCTAGTTTATCAGTACACACTAGATAATGTATTAGTTGCTACTCACATAGGAATGCACAATGCTGCAAAATCTGTGAATACTGATTATAAGTCAATACAAAGAGCTTGTAATGGTAGAGCTAAAACATGTAAAGGCTATATTTGGAAGAAAGAATTAATGCAGTCTGACTGCAAGCAGACTGCTTAGAATACCAGTCCTTTGAAACTATAATAGCAGAAGGAAACTTGTTGGATAGGTAGTTATCGTGAACAGGTAGTCTGGGGTAAACGTTAGCCCAGGTAAGGAGTACTAAATATAAGGCGTATAAACCTCAGCTTAAGAAACTGAGTTGCGGTCACTGGAAATCTCCTTATAAGTAGTTTATCAGAAAAACTGTAATGTAGTATATTCAAACTGCACGTTAAATATTAAAGGATTTGGGCGCAGAAGTGCGATCCGTACTGATAAACTACTTAAAAAATATTGAAGCTTTTGAGGAGCAACGTAACTTCCTAAGTCACTTACTATCTGATCAATAGTAAACACAGCTAATGAAGGACTGGATCGTAAGCCAGCGTGTTAAACAGGTGTCACGTATAAACCTGTGTACTGCGGATTGGTGAAAAGGTATCATTGGTGGCTCATAACCATCAGTTCCCGTTCGAGTCGTGGGTCCGCACTATATGTTAAACATGTTTTTTATTTTAATAAGTTGGGAAGGGGTTCGTTGTGAAACGCGCCCCTTTTTTTAAAACAAATATGGTAGACTTTAATAAAAAAATAGTAAATAGTAATAAATTTCGTTAGGCTTCAATATAGTTCCTAAATACAGGACAATACTGTCAGTATCCAGAAGGAACCACGGAATTTTACAAATTCTGGGATGAAGAAAGAGATAGATGTATTAATGGTTATACTGCTGATGATGGAGACTTTATCAGTGGATATAACTATTTTTATTTAAACTATTGTCCTATATCTAGAATAGTTAATCATATTACTACTGATAAGTTAGGTAATACAGTAGTAAAACGTGTTAATGAGGTTAGCTTTCCTGATTTTTGGGATTATGACTATTACTATTTTAATGCGGTATAGGAAGCAGAAGAAGTAGGTAAACACTTATGTTTATTAAAGTCACGTAGAAAGGGTTTCTCTTATAAAGGAGGAGCTATGGCTTGTCGTAACTATTACTTAATTCCCAATAGTAAGACATTTATATATGCATCAAATAAATAGTATCTAACTGATGATGGTATTCTTACTAAAGCATGGGACTATATGGACTTTATAGATAAGAATACAGCATGGGGTAAGAAGAGATCTGTTAATACTTAGATGCGTAGGCGTGCTGGTTTCTACACTAAAGATGATTACGGTAATGTAATAGAAATGGGTTATAAATCAGAGATTATTGGTGTTACTCTAAAGGATAATCCTGATGTAGTTCGTGGTAAGAAAGCTAATCTTATTTTGTTTGAAGAGGGAGGTTCTTTCTCAGAATTAGGGGCTGCATGGCAAATTGCAAGACCGTCAGTAGAAGTGGACGGTATAGCATTTGGTACTATGATCGTATGGGGAACAGGTGGTGACGAAGGCAGTGCATTTGAAACTATGAAGGATATGTTCTATAATCCAGATGGTTATAACTGTTTAGGATTTGATAACATATGGGATGAAACAGCTACTACTAATAAATGTGGATTCTTTGTACCTCAATATACTAACCTTGATATACGTGATAAAGAAGGTAAACGTATATACATGGATGAGGATGGTAATACGTTTAGAAAAAAGTCTTTAGAACATATATTAGCCGAAAGATAGATAGTAATATCTAATGCTACTAGTAATGCAGCAGTAGACCGATATGTAGCAGAGAGACCTATTACTCCTGCTGAGGCTATGCTAGAATTTAATGGTAATATATTTCCTAAAAAAGAATTATAGGAATAGCTATCTTTACTTAGAACTAATAAGAAACTATAGAATCATAAATAGGTAGGAGATCTAGTATAGCAACCTGATGGTACTATTAAATGGGTAATTAAGAAGACTGGAGACATAACTCATTATCCTTTAAGAACTAAAAGAGATGAAACTACAGGAGCTCTGATAGGAGATGACCCAACTGGATCTATAGTAATATGGGAACATCCAAATAAGGATGCTAGCCCTGGACTTTATATAGCTGGTATTGACTCATATGACTATGATGAATCAAGTACTACATCTCTAGGTTCCTGCTTTATATATAAGCGTGTTCAATCTATAGAACAATATTCAGATATTATAGTAGCTGAGTATACTGGTAGACCTAAATCAGCAGAAGAGTTTTATGAAAATGTAAGAAAATTATTGTTATATTACAATGCTAGAGCAATGTATGAAAATCAAAATAAAGGTATATTTGTTTACTTTACTAATAAGCATTGTGATTACTTACTAGCTGACCAACCTGATATTATTAATGACATTGTTAGTAATTCTAAAGTAAATAGAAAAAAAGGTTGTCATATGAATAAACAGATTAAGCAATGGGGAGAAGGTCTAATAAAAGATTGGTTAAATGATGAAAATTCTGTAGGAAAAAAGAATTTATACAATATAATGTCAGAACCTTTATTAGAAGAGTTAATAGCTTATAATGACAATGGTAACTTTGATAGATGTTTAACAAGAGGAACTTTAATTACAACAAATAAAGGAGATATACCTATAGAGGAAATAGGTATAAATGATTTAGTACTGACCGATAAAGGAAATTTTAAACCAGTTACTTGGACAGACAAACATACTCATTGTGGAAATATAGTAACTTTATAGTATTCTGGAGATTATCAAAAACTAATATGCACAGATAATCATCCTATTTTAGTTAGATATACAGATAAATTATCACATAAATTTAGAAAATTAGACTGTTTAAAGGAAGATTTTTTAAGAGCGGATCAATTGAAATATAAATATCAATTTGCTTTAGTACCAAAAAGAAACATTATAAGTAAACCAAGAACCATAGATGATAGAATGCTGTATGTACTTGGTTGGATTATGGGAGATGGGTATTGTAACCCAAAAAGCAATGAAGTAAAAATAACATATCAGCTAAATCAATTATAGTGTGCAGAACAATGTAAGGAAATAATTGAAAAATTTGATCCTACTGTTCCCTGTAAATTAATAAGAGACAAATTTAAAAACTGTTATAGATTATTTGTATATTCTAAAAAATTACATAAATTAGCTATAGATTTTGGTTGTATACCTAACAATAAAAAAATAAATAATGAAGTATATAATAACCATACAGATTTGATACCATTCATTTTAGGTTTATTAGAAGCAGATGGCCATTAGAAATATATAAATTATGATGGGTATAATAGAAATGCTATAGAAATATCTACTATATATGAAGAATTAATTAGATAGTGTAGGTAGATATTATTAGATAACGGAATATATTCTACTATAAGGGAAATAAAACCTAGGAATGGAAAAAGATAGGTTAATTTATAGATAACTGGGGAATATGTTTATAAATTACTAAATTACTATTCTTATAATGAGCCAAATACTAGTTGTCCTATATTCTCATATAAATTTAAACAAATAGAATATAAACATACTAAATCTATAGTTTTAAAAGATAATAAAGGTTTCTGGGTACCAATTAGGCTATTAGAAAATAGAAAAACTAAAGAAACTGTCTATAATATAGAAGTGCAAGATGATCATACATACGTTGCTAACGGTATAGCTACACACAACTGTATGGCTCTTATTCAAGTAATGATATATAGAGAACAGCTATATAATGTTAAAGTAAAAGAAGTAAAAAAAGAGAATAGAAATAGGGTATTATTTGATGGCCCTATATTCACTCAACAGTGGTTTCGTGACGACGAAGCAGCTGATAATATAGAAGCATATATGTTTTAATTATGAGAAATATTAATCAATTTCCCTTATAGAGACTACCTATGTCTAAGAAGACTCAAGACTGGAAAGAAGCTTGTGTAGACTACATAGCGGGACATAGTCAGGGTAGTTCTAGAGATGGTAATAATAGAAGCCGCAAAGAGGAAATGTAGACTTACTATGATCTTTATAATAGTATATACAGCGAGAAAGATCTTAAGTACGTTACTAATCCGTTCAAACAATAGGATGGATTTCCAGCTATGGCTCAGGACTACAATATAATAAAACCAAAAATTGATTTACTTTTAGGAGAAGAAACTAAAAGACCGTTTAACTTCAGAGTAGTACATACTAGTGATATAGCTACTAGCGAAATACAGGATAAAGCTAAACAAATGATTGTTGATTATATTCAAGCAACAATCATGAGTAAACTAGGACCTGAAGAACAAGCTAGGTATCAAGAAGCACTGCAATCTGGAGAAATAATGACTCCTGAGTAGATACAAAAGTACATAAGTAAAGACTATAAGGATATTGCTGAAATAACCGCATATCATAGTCTTAATTACTTAAAGAATAAATTAAATATTACTCATGAGTTCTTTAAAGGGTGGAAAGATGCTTTAATAGGTGGAGAAGAAATATACTACGTTGGTATAGTAAATGGAGAACCGTGTTTGCAGCGTATTAATCCAATATACTTTGATTATGATTCAGATACATCTGACTTAGAGTTTATACACGAGGCTCAATGGTGTTGTTATGAGATGATTATGTCTCTTACTGAAGTATATGATAGGTTATATGATAAAATGTCAGAAAAACAACTAAATGAGTTACTAGATATGATGGATGATCGCTCTAAAGGTGGTGTAACTCCAGAAGTAAGAAAAACATCTTTAGACTATCCTCACATTAAAACTCACAGTATAAATGGTTTTAGTTCTAATCCTTTTGAAGAAGCTGATAATATACACGTATGGCATTGCTGTTGGAAATCTTTAAAGAAGATTGGTTTTGTCAATATAATTAATCCTGAAACAGGTATACCAGAAGAGTATCAAGTAGATGAAACCTATAAAGAAACAGGTAATGAACTTGATGTTGAATGGAAATGGATTATTGAAGTATGGGAAGGATATAGAATAGGACAAGATCTATATGTTGGTATATAGCCTGTTGAGTACTAGCATATATCTGCTGATAATCCTAATGCTCAAAGATTACCATATACTGGAGTAATATATAACAATACTAATAGTAGACCACGTAGTCTTGTTAGTATGATGAAGCCACTACAATATATGTATATTGTACTATGGTATCGTCTTGAATTAGCTATGGCTAGAGATAAGGGTAAAGTAGTTACTATGGACATTACTTAGATACCTAAGTCTATGAATATAGATGTAGCTAAGTGGATGCATTATTTATCAGCCCTTGGAGTTAACTTTGTAAATCCTTATGAAGAAGGTTGGGATATTCCAGGTAGAGAAGGTGGTAAGCCTAGTCAGTTCAATTAGATATCAGCGCTTGATCTTACTATGGCTAATACTATAGACTAGTATATTAATCTAATGGATAAGATAGAATCTATGTTATCTGAAATATCCGGAGTAAGTAAACAAAGAGAAGGTTCTATTTCATCTAATGAATTAGTAGGTAATGTAGAAAGATCTGTAGTATAGTCAGCTCATATTACTGAACCTTGGTTTTGGGTTCATAATTAGGTAAAAAAAGAATGTTTAACTATGTTATTAGACACAGCTAAACATGCTTGGAAAGATAACAAGACTAGTATACAGTACGTATTAGATGATGCTACTAGAGCATTTTTAACTTTATCAGATGATTTCTTCTATGAAGATATGGATATATTTGTAGAAGATACTACTAAGAATCAACAGCAGATAGAAGCTCTTAAGAACTTAATGCAACCTGCTATGCAAAATGGAGCTAGTTTACTTGATATAGCTGAGATTATTACTATGGATAATGTCACTATGATTAGAAGTAAATTAGAAGAAATAGAGCAAAAGAGAATGGAACAGCAACAAGCTATGGAACAAGCTCAAGCAGAACGTGAACAGCAAATGGCTCAAATTCAGAATGAAATTAAAGAAGAAGAGCTTATGCTTAAAGAAGCAGAAATGGATCTTAAGAAGTATGAAATTGATTCTAATAATGCTACTAAGATTACTGTTGCTCAATTAAATGCTTATAGAGGTGCTGAAAATATGGATCAAGACGGATCAGGAGTGCCTGATGTAATTGAAATAGGTAAACAAGCTATTGAACAACAAAAGGTAAATTCTGATATTGCTTCTAAATAGTTTGAATTCAATAATAAGAAACGTGAAATGGAAATGAAACGTGAAATTGAGAATAAGAAGATTGAACTTGAAAAATAGAAAATGAAGCAAGAAATGGAATTGCAGAAGTAGAAAGACAAAGCTGCTATGGAACGTGAACAATTAAAAGCACGTACTGCAAAACAGAATAAAGTAGTAGGAGAGAAGTAATATGAAGATAATCAAGAATAAATTTATACCATTTAAAGGATATAAATTAATGAATTTCTTTGGTGTTATATTTCAGAGAAATGATGTAGTTGTAACAGAAACTGAATACAACCATGAAAAGATACATCTAAAATAGATGCAGGAAATGCTTTGGATTCCATTTTACTTATGGTATGGATTAGAATATCTTTGTATAATGTTATCTTGTAAGTGGAATAAACAAAGCGATAAATATCATGACGTTAGCTTTGAAGAGGAAGCTCACAACAATGATAAAAACTTAAACTACTGTAAAGAGCGTAAACACTATTCATGGTTTAAGTATGTAAAAATAGGTAGTTATAAAAATAAAATTAAGGAGGAATAATTATGGCATGTGGAAAAGGCGGAAAGAAATCCGGTGGTAAAAAAGGTAAAGGTAGTAAATGATAAGATAAAATTTTATGGACAGAAATGAAACTATAAAATATCTTTAGGAAAAATACCCTGAAGATCTTAATGATAACTATAATTGTTATTGGTGGTATACTTGCGATTTAGATGGAAATGGTCTAAAGTATCATTTACTATTGCGTGATAAGATAGCAAGGGTAGATGAAAAACCATTGATATCTCTTAGAGCTCATTCTTCTGATCCTAAAAATCTTATTAATTTATTAGAGTTATATTTAGAAACATGCGAATATTAACATGGATAAACAAGCATTTAAATAGAGAATGCAAAACCTAAAGTCTTACCGGGAAAACAATCCCGGTAAAGGCTATTGGGATTGGAGGAATAGTTTACCTGATAATCTTAAGTATACAGATGATACTGAATATAATATGCGAGGAGCATATGAATCAGGAGCTTAGCCTATTTTAGAAAATGACGGATTTTATCATTTACCTACTAGAAATCCTCAAACCGGAGAAATATTAAAAGCATCTTTACATCCTACATTCTGGAAAGGATTAGCAGAAGATGCTAAAATAGGTTACAATGCTTACTTTATTGGAGATAAAGTATATACTAAATCAAAAGAAGAAGGTCCTATAGACGTGTATGCAGATGGAGGTGAAGTAACTCGTAAAACATTGAAAGATATACGAAAAGAATCAATTGTAGAAGGCAAATTGGATTATGATGTAATGTTGTAGAATCAAAATGCTTACTAGAAAGAATTTGCTACTAATTGGTATAAAGAAAGAGTAAATAATCCTAAGTATAACTCTTAGCTAGGTGACGGTAAGTTAGATAAGATACTTTCAGATATAGATAAAGCTACTTGGAAGAATCCTACAGAAGCTATGAGGGATAACTTAATATCATAGGGTTACACTCCTACAGATCAGAATATCAAATCTCAGCTACAAGCTATTAATGCCAAAGGTACTAAAGGGTTTGCAGTACCGAGTATGTATTCATATTATGGAGCTCCTAGAAACACATGGCATGAAGGTATAGGTCATATAGTAGGAGACAATAACCCAGCTATTTTAAATTCTACTCCAAATATAAGTATACCTAGTAATGATCCACAATATTCAGACTATATAAACCAAGCTAATGAAAAACATGCACAGACTTGGGATTTTAGAGGTAAGAATTAGACTTTAAAGGACGATACTGGTAATTACTATATTGATCCTAATAGGCAACTTAGCTCTGATGATATATAGGAAATGATAGATAAAGGAGCTGTAATTCCTGATCAATGGAAAGATATTACTACTTAGGATATATCAGATCTAACCAATACTTTCGCTTATAATTATGCAGAAGGAGGTGAAGTAGGTAATCCGGATGATGACTTTACTAAAGCTATTAATACTAAATTAGGTAGAACTCCTGACGGTAGACCAAAAGAACAAGGGCTTAAACCTGTATTTGATCTAGAAGATGCTGCCAATATAACTCCTATAGGAGATGCATTATCTGCTAGAGATGTGTATAATGCTGTTACAGAAAAAGATTGGACTGGAGCTGGTTTAGCTGCATTGGGAATATTACCATTTATACCAAGTGGATTACGTCAGTTAAAACCAACTGCAAGATATATACCATCAGTTAGTAGAAGTAGAGAATAGGATCTGCTTAATGCTGCATTTGACAACATCAAATAGAAATGAACGTAATAGAGTACTCGAAAGTGTAAACGATTATGCTCATAGAGTTAGAGCTGAAAAAGCAGATCAAATGTTTGGAACAAATTATAGTGATACTTATAAGCTTTTATCTGATTTGTACGAACATAAGTTCTTCAGTTTGCCAGAAGTATAGGGGATAGATATGAAAGAAATTGGTAAAATGCAGGCTAAGGATTAGGCTAATAAAAACTTTATTAAAACAGGTATAGGTGCTGGACCAGAAGATTTTGATTTTCTTGTAAATCCATACAGACCTATGGCAGCAGATGAACTAGCTAGACATGAATTAAATCATTATACAGATTTCATAATTAGTAGAAATAGAGATACTTCTACAAATAATAATATGCTTAAACAACTTGAAGCATCTTTAAAGAAAACTAATGATGTAAAGGATGATTATTTTAAGTTGGGTACAGAATAGAAAGCTTACATGAATTAGTTAAGAACAAGAATGTATAATGATAAAGCTATTAGTAGTTTAGAAGAACCTGTATCTACTGCTTTAATTAAGAAATATATGGATTCTTTAGGTGATAAAGATTCTATTAAAAGAGCTTATAAACAACATAAGAGCTTATCTGCATATACTAAATGGTTTAATTCTATACCTTTGTTAGGTATAGGAGCAATTGGAGTAAATAAATATTTCAATAATGGAATTGAACAAGAAAAATAAATTCGCTGAGAATGTAAAAAATAAAATCTTGAATTTACAAGAAGTAATTGAAAAAGGCAAACGCTGGAAATAGTTTATGGAAGACTATGTATCTATGAAATATGGATACATTGATCCTAATCCGGATTTATATTACACTACAGAATAGTTTGCTATTTTAGATAAGTGGGAGTAGAATTCTTATTTTACTAATGACGAAAAGGATTTTATTATAAACTATTTAATAGATTGTTTGGTAGAAAATCAGCCATTTGATTGTTCTAGTCTAGGACCTAATAAATACTTAAATGAATGATCTAATAGACTATACAGGCATTATGCCGGTTTATCCCATACCTTCATATAAGTATGGTGGTATTCACATTAAGAAAAAGAATAGAGGTAAGTTTAACGCTCTAAAGAAAAGAACTGGTAAAACTACTGAGGAACTTACGCATAGTAAGAATCCTTTAACACGTAAAAGAGCAATATTCGCTTAGAACGCTAGACGTTGGAAACATAAAGGAAGAAAGAAAAACAATTAATCTAATTATATATAATTATGGATAATAACACATTGAACGGCTTTGAAGTATTTGAAGAATTCATGCCAGGTAGTGTAGTAAATAACAATACATCTATTAATGATAGCGATATTATAGATGGAGCAAGTGAAGAATTAACAGAAGAGGAATTAGAAGCTCTTACTAAAAAAGGTAAAGGTAGCTCTAATGACGATAAAGACAATAAATAGGATCCTGATGATGATTCTTCTAAGGATGATAAAGATAACAAGAATGATAAAGTAGATGATGATACTGTAATTGATACAGATAATCAGGCAGATGATGATACTGAAGATAACGCTGTAGCTACATTCTTTGAAGCTTTATCAGATAAAATGGGTTGGGAATTAGATGAGGATGAAGAAATACCTCAAACTCCTGAAGAACTAGTAGAGTACTTCCAAGAGGTAATTGAAGAGAATTCAGTACCGCAGTATGCTAGTGAAGAAGTAGAGGCACTAGATAAATTTGTTAAAAATGGTGGTAACTTGAAAGATTATTTCCAAATTGATGGAGAGCTAGATCTAGAAGATTTTGAGATTGAAGACAATGAAGTAAATCAGAAGTTAGTTATTAAGGAATTCCTTAAAGAAAAAGGGTTTAGTAGTAAGCAAATAGATAAGAAGCTTACTAAATATGAAGATGCTGGTTTACTTGAGGATGAAGCTACGGATGCATTAGAAGCTCTTAGAGACATTAGAGAGTAGAAGAAACAACAGCTATTAGAAGAGCAAGAAAAGAGTGCTAGCGAGCTTAAAAAGCGTCAACAGGAGTATTTTAACTCCGTTGTGACTGAAATAAAGGGCATGGATAATATTCGTGGAATTAAAATACCTCAAAAAGATAAATAGGCATTATTAGAATATATATTCAAACCCACAGCTGATGGAAAGACTCAGTATCAGAAAGACTATTCCAAAAGCGTGAAAAACTTACTCGAGTCTGCCTACTTTACTATGAAGGGTGATACTTTACTAAAGGCAGCAAAGAGTGAAGGCTCTACTGCGGCTATTAATAAATTTAAAAATAGCTTAAGTAAAACAGGAGTAAGTAGAAAGACTAGAAGACAGGATAACACTAGCACTGAGTCTATGTGGGATTCTTTTGCACGACAATTGCGTGTAGATTAAATAACAACTAAATTATAATTTACTAATATTTTATGGATAATAATATTCTTAATAACTTAGTTCTGTACAAAGGTAAGCGTTTCTCTGACCTGATTGATACGAATAAGATTTCAGCAGCTTCGCAATAGAATCCGTATCAGGTTGCTACCGTGTTGTCTTATGTATTTGGAACTAAAGATAATGGTTACAATACTTCCCTTGACATGCTGACTGGCGGTCTTGGTAACGTAATGACTATTGATAAGCCGAGCTGGGAGTGGAATGTAATGATTGATGCGGATAGAGCTATTACCATTAGAGATGCTAAATGGAATGGTGTTGCTATTGGAGGCAATACTACAGCTGGTTTAGGTAATACTCCTATTTATCTGTGGTTAGAAGAAAACTGGTTTGGTCCTACAGCTATTCTTGAACTTGATAATAAAGATTATCAGTTGCGTGTTGCTGGTGCTCCGTATCAGGATGGTAATTTGTGGGTTTATACTTGCTTTATTGCAGATGGTAATCCTACTTCATATATACCTGCTAAATATTTGAAAGCTGGTTCTCAAGTATCTCGTCTTGCTTCTGCTGTTGAGGAATACAGTGAAGAAGGTGATATCCTGAACTATAGTACTCACTTTAAGATGCGTAACTACCTGACTACTATTCGTATTAATTACGATATTACAGGTTCTGCTTACTCTACAGTAATGGCTATTGCATTGCAAGATCCTAAGACTGGTAAGAAATCTTATTTGTGGGCTGACTATCAGGAATGGCTAGCTTTGCGTGAGTGGTATAAGAGATGTGAACGTATGCTTGTTTACATGAAATCTAATGTAAATAAGGATGGTTCTTGCAACTTGAAAGGTACTAACGGTCGTCCGGTATTTATCGGTGCTGGTTTGCTGGAACAGATTGCTCCGTCTAACAAGCGTATGTATACTAGATTGACAGCTGAGTTGCTGGAAGATTTCTTGTTTGACCTGTCTTATAATGTACTTGGTACTAACGAACGTAAGTTTGTTGCTTTGACTGGTGAAATGGGTATGCGTGAATTTGACCGTATTTTGAAGGAAAAAGTAGCTACTATGAACCTTATGGATACTGTATTTGTAACTGGTTCTGGTGATAACCTGAAGTTCGGTGGTCAGTTTAAGACTTACCAAATGACTAATGGTATTGAGCTTACTTTGAAGTATTTCCCGTTGTATGATGATACTACTTATAATCGTCAGTTGCATCCGGTTACTCTGAAACCTCTGGAATCATATCGTATGACATTCCTTGATCTGGGTCGTCGTGATGGTGAAGCTAATATCGTTAAGGTAGTTCGTAAAGATCGTGAATTCGTAACTTGGTATACTGGTGGTGCTGTAGCTCCGTCTGGTTATGCTAACTCTAAGAATACACTGAGATCTAATGGTAAGGATGGCTATACGGTATTCTTCCTCGGTGAAATGGGCATCATGTTGCGAGATCCTAGAGCATGCGGAGAATTGATCATGGAGGCAGAGGATTAATTTATAAAATATCTTGGTGAAAAAGGAAACCTTAGTGCTGAATTTGCGTTATATAAAGTATAACAAACAAAATAAAGTACTATGGATAAAAATTTCATCATTTATAAATTAACTAATACCAAAAATAATAAGATTTATGTAGGGGGTACAACTGATCCTTTGGATGATAGATTTCACAGACATGTGTTAAAAGCACTTAGAGGTTCAGATTACCCTTTACATAAAGCTATTAGAGAATACGGAGAAGAATCCTTTGAAAAAAGGATATTAGAAGATTGCAATTCTCTTGAGCAATTAAATGAAAGAGAACAATATTGGATAGCCACATTAAGTTCTACTAATTCTGAAATAGGTTATAACGTTAGACCTGGAGGAGGAATTAGATTACAAACTATAGAAAGTAGAATTAAAATTGGCAATGCACATAGAGGAAAAGAAAGTGAAGAAAGAGTTGCAATTCTTCAATATTCAAATGATGGTAATTTCATCTCTGAATACTCTAGTTTAACTTCCGCAGCTGAAATAAACAACTTAGATAGAAGTCAGATTATTAGATCTCTTAATAAAGAGTACACAAGACCATCCAAAAGTAACCCTTATATTTGGATATATAAAACAGATTTTGAAGAGATTCCGGTCAAAGTAAATCCTGACAACTATTATAAAAATTTAAATTATGTTCCTGTGTTGAGTGAATCTTGTAAAAGTAAGATAATTGCTTTTAATAACAATTTATCTGAAATCACAACTCCTGTAGCACAATATTCATTAGATGGAACTTTAATAAATAAATTCTATAGTTTAGCTGAAGCATCTAGAAATACAAAAGTAAGTGCAGCTACTATAAGAAAATTTCTAAAAAATCCCAATTATATAGACACTTTAAAGCGTAAAGATAAAGTTAAATATATCTGGAAAGCATGTGATAAAAACGATCCTGATGTCAAGAAAACTGAAGAAGAAATGAAAAAAATAGCTTCAGCTAGACATACCAAAATAATTAGAGCTTACGATAAAGATGGTAAACTAATTAAGGAATATAATGGAGTAAAAGAGTTTGAAAAAGCAGAGCATGCAGACAGAAGAACTATGATGGCTAGTATATTAGCCGATACTGAATGGAGAGGTCTATATTGGGAAATAAACTAACTGAACAATCTAATTAATTAATTATGGAAGTAATCGTTAGAATAATTAAAACAAACCCTTGGACTGGTATTACTAAATGGTCTACATGTTATGACTATATCAGTTCATACTGGACACGTTCTGGTAATTTATATACTGGCTTAAATGCTGAAGATGCAGCCAGATTAGAAAAAGAAATTGGTTATGCAGAAGGATAGCTTTCACCTGGCAGCAAATTTTGGGATACATTTGCTATTAAAATTGGTAGGAAAGATCTAATTCTGGATACAAACAGACCTGAAGATGAGCTTAAATATTTGTTTTTGAAAAAACATAAGAGAGTAGCAGATGGGTTGAATAATGTTACATCTTCTACTGATTATGTTATTATCAATAAAGATAGCGAAGCTAAAGAAGCTAATAAGATTAACAAAATCAAACGTGAAGCATATAGAGAAATGGATAAGATGTCTATTGAAGATATGCGCAAGTGCCTTAGACTATATGGTATCAAATCTGATACATTGTCTAATGAAATGGTTGAAGCTAAGCTAAGTGAACAGATTGAAGCTGCACCTGATAAGTTTATAATGAAGTGGGTAGATAACCCAAATAAAGAAATTACTTTTGTTATTGAAGAAGCTATTGCTAAGAATATTATTCGTAAGAATAGAACTCAATACTTCTTTGGTACAGATCTGATTGGTAATGGTATAGATGATGTAATTGCTTATTTAAATAATAAGAAGAATCAAGACATTAAGCTTGCCATTATGGGAGAAATTAAATCTAAATAATGAAAATATCTGATTTACATAAGGCATTTAAAGTTCTCATGGATAAGAATTCAGAGGCAGTTGCTTTTGGTGGCTGCCCTGCATTCCTTCCTGAAGAAATAGATCTATTTCTTAATTAGGCATATATAGAAGTAATATGTAATAAATACACTGGTAATAATACTCTAAAAGTAGGGTTTGAAGGTGCTGTTAAACGTATTGCTGATCTATAGAAATTAATTAAGACAGATGCTGCATAGGCATTAGTATATCCTTATGCACATTCTAATGTGCTTACTTTATCTAATTTCTTTAATGATGGAGAACAGCTTAAAAGAATGTTTTATGTAGACTGTGTGCTTCATTTCAATGGTGAAGCAGCAGTATGTTCATTAACAGATCATGAAAAAGCTAAGGGGTTTTTACAGACATATAACAATATACCTTGGATTGAAACTCCTATAGCAGTATTAGAAGACAATACTTTAAAGATCTATATAGACCCTATACGCATGTCTTCTGAATCCTATACAGCTGATATTACTTATATTAAGTATCCTGAAAATATTAGTTATAAAGATTATAACAAAGATATTACTGAAGTACCCGATTATGTACTTAATGAAGTAATAGATAGAGCTGTAGAAATTGCTCTAGAGACTATAGAGTCATAGAGAACACAAACTAAAGTACAACTTGATAGCTTAAATGAATAATGAGCCCTAGAGAATTACAAATAGAAGTAGAGAGACGTTTACAGTTAATCAATCCTGAATTATCTTTAGCTGGCAAATTACCATCTGATACTATAATATCATTCATTAATGAAGCTATTGACAAATTCTGGAAGACACGCTATTCTGGTCTTAATTATAAACAAAGAGGTTTTGAATAGGACCAAAAGCGCACTGACGATTTACGTACTCTAGTTACTAAGCACACTTATAAAGATACAGACATTTCTAAAATAAACCAAGTGGAATACACAGTTACCTTGCCTGATGATTATGTAATATTATTAGGAGATACAGCAGGTATATCTCCGGCAGATGGTGTAATAAATAATTGCTGGGAGAAGGATGCTTTAGGTAACTACAAAATAAAGTATAGTGATACTATAGAAGGTACTATTGAAACAGTAGATAGAATTAAAGAAAATTCATTATCAGAGTATCGTCTAAAGTATACTAAAGCTAAACCAATAAGACTTATATAGGATAATACAATTACTTTATACACAGATGGTAATTATAAAGTAGCTGAATATACTATTGAGTATTTAAAGAAACCAAGTAAGGTAGACCTTAAAACTAATCCTACTGATGAGTATACAGATTTACCTAGTCATACTCATATGGAAGTAGTTAAATTGGCAGTTTAGTTAATACTGGCTACTTTACCAAATTATAATGTATATTCTAATGAAGTAAATTCAATGGAATAACATTAACAGAAAGCGCTTATTGACGTGGAAATCTGAAATAAGGAAAGTAGAAAGTAAGCGAAAATAGACAGAAGCGCTTAATATGTCTAATTTAAAATAAATAATTTATATGATAACTTCAGTTCATACCGTACTTATCGGTACTAAATGCCCTGATAGCTATACTACTGCTGATGCTTTGAATGCTGGTGAAGTAGCTTTGTTTGATCAGAATAGAGCTATTCTTAAAACTGCCGCTGAAGCTGCTAAAGCTAGTTCACTTTATGTTGGCGTAGCAGGTCCGAAAATTAATGTTACCATGCCTAACGGTACGGTTGCTTAGAAAGCTAATATTGAGTTTTCTAATGAAATTCAAAAGAGCTCTAAACCGTCTGCTGTAATTGATACTAATGTAGAACCTACTCAGGATAAAGTAGTAGTTACTTTAACTAATGCTACTGTAGTAGCTGGTCATAGATATGTACTTCGTGTTCTGTATAAGGATATTGAAGCTAATAACTTCCAGTTTACTCATACTTATGAAGTATACGCTGAATCAAATGAAGCACAGAAATTGGCAGAAGCTTTTGTGAAGAAGATTAACGCTCACAAGAATCGTCGTATTCAGGCTCAAAATGCTGGAGCTGTTCTTACTTTAACTGCAATGGTTAAGGATGATAACGAAGGCGTTTATTCATTGAATGAATACTCAGTAGTAGATATGGAAGTATCTCTGTATCATACTATTCCCGGTGCTTTGCTTGCTAATCAGCCGGAAGCTGTAGCTGGTGCTACTATTGTTAAGACTCCTGGTGATCCTGGTAGAGGTTTCTGGAAACAGGTTCGTGATGCAGAAGTACGTTACATGGGTTATAAAGGTCATGTATTTACTGGCGCATATCCTGAAGTAGAACAAGCTCGTAAAGTAGTAGAGGGTACTAAATACGATTGTGCAGTAATTGAAAATGACAATCTGTATCTTAGCAATGATAATCAGTATATTAAGACTACTCCGTTAACTACAGAAGTATACTGTCCTAGCATGGTAGGTAGTATCGTTGATAAAGGTATTCAGTCATTTATCAAAGGTGAAACTGTAGCATAATAAAAATAGTGTTTCAGTGTGCTGACAAGGGCTATGGGGCTAAATAGCCCTGTAGCCTTTTTTATTTAAAAGTATTAATATGAAGATAACTGGTATAACAATAGTAAAAGATAACATAGTAGTAGAACTGGATACAAAGATACCTGATTCAGTAGATTCAGATTTGTATTTATACATAGACACACTGAATAACTATTCTAACAGGAGTTCAGTAAATCCTGATAAACATTCATATAAATTGTTAGTATTAGGTACAGACTATCGTTCTGATGTAAAAATAGACGAATAGAGATTATCCATAGTAATAGATTCTACTAAACTTGAAGATTTCTGTATGAGTGCTTTTATAGCTACAATTGACAATTCAAGTTAGTTCTATTTTAATCAGGCTGATATATACTATAAAGAAGTTGAGTTATTGTGTAAGAACTGTAGTACTTGTTTAGACGATCAATAGATGGATAGAATGGTTCTATTCATATTGAAACAAGATCTATTAAGTTATGCTATTAATAATAATCTTATAGATGATGCAGTATAGTATTATACAGATTTAGCTAGAATGTTAAATATATGTTTAGATGCTAATACTACTTACTACAATAATCACGATTGCTTTGCTTGTAATAAAACTTGTAGAAATGGAGTTTGTTCATTATGCTAATAGATGATATATATAGGATAGGTAAAGAGTACAACTTAAAAGTTAAGTATAACTCAAATCAAGGTATACCGTGTATACGTAAATGGATTTGTGCTAATCATATTGCTCGTCTATTAGAAAGTGATTTAAAACTTACAGATGAATAGATTGATTGTCTTAGAGCATTGATAAGCAAGCTAGTACATCCTTTGGATGAAATGTGGAAAGATACTTCTGAAACTGATGATAAAGCTATATTACTAGAATAGAGTTTAGGAGCAGACTTAGGTATAAAGACATTCTATGATGAACTTTTAATTTGCGAAAAATGACTCCATTAGAAGAACAAGTACAGAAAAATACTACATCTATTAAGACTATATCAGATAGTTTAATAGAGTATGCTAAAGATACAGACTTAGATAAGTCTAATGATAATATATCGGCTAATACTGCTGATATAGAATAGTTACGTAGTAAATTAGTTGATTTACAGACTTAGATTAATTTGTAGAATCGTATTGAGTAGATGAAGGATACTAATATAGTAGATGCTGCTAAATTAGACTTATTACAATACGATGGTAAAAGATGGTCAAATATTGCTGCTAATAAAGTAGTTACTGGATTACTTGGTAAATTAGTTGATTTACAAGATGTGACTATTAGTAACTTACGTAATGATAACGCATTAGCATGGGATAGTGAATTATAGAAGTGGACTAATAAGAATCTGAATACAGAGATATATGATGATGTATTCTTAAGTAAGATTAAACCTGATTCTACTGCTTATGAAGTGTGGTTTAAAGAATCAGCAATATTTGGTCAAGAAGGTTTCGCATCAGGTCTTACTGGTTTTGGTGGTAAGATTGATAAGTACGGTCATGCTGAATTTGATAGTCTTACTTTACGTAGATTCCTTGAGGTACCTGAATTGAGATATAACCGTGTAGAAATTCAATTAGGTGATAAATGGAATGCTCCTGGTGCAGGTGTAATAGAAAGTGTAGAACAAACAGATGAATACTCAGGTGTTATTACACTGAAACTAGAAGAAGGAGAATACGGGGCTGTATCGATGGGTGACTTATGTATGGGTATATATCATTCAGAGAAGACAGATGAAAATGCTGAACACGATGAAGATGATGGTAGAGGTAATAGAAAGTTTGCGGGTTTCTATACTGTTTACTTTGAAGTTACTAACATACTAGATGCACAAAATAAGAAATTTGGTTACAAGCTTAGGCCAGTAGATGATTATTGGAATATGACGTTTCACCCATGTGCTCAAATGAACTTTGTTGCATATGGTAATAAAACTAATGTAGATCGCCAAACATCTTGTTACTCAACTCGTACTTATACACGTTACTTAGTAAACTAGAATACTTGGGATTAGAAGGCTAAGAATATTGCAATGCAATTTGGTAATCTTGATAATCTCAATATGTTTGGTTACGATATGAGAGGATATTCGGCATATCTTAATTCAGTATACTTTACCGGTACTATTACTCAAGTAAAGCCAAATGGAGAAGAGATAAGATATGCTAATGATAGAGGACCTTGGGAACCAGACACTCACTATGATTACTATGATAGAGTAAGTGTATTAGGTTACTTATGGTTATGTGTTAATATAAACGGTACCGATACTAAACCTAGCGATAGTAATCCAGATTGGTTAATGCAGGTATCTAAAGGTGATACAGGAGAAGGTTTAATAGTACGTAGGTCTGAATGGTGGCCTGGTAGACTATATTGCAATGAAAGTGAAGTATCTCCAACAGTACAACCATTGAGGTACTTAGATATTGCTTTAATTAAAGATTTAGGAACTTCTACAGGTTATAAAGCATACAAATGTATATCTACTATAGATAGAGGTCACGGACAAGGCAAACACTTATCTTCTAGTGATAACAAGCCTGGTACTCCCGGTGGAGTTGAATATTGGGAAGAATTAGCTCAGAATGTAGCTAGTATTTATACTGATTTGATTATAGCTAAAAATGCTAAATTAGACTTTATTACTGGTAACTCATTAAGAGTTGGTTATCAAACTGGTAATACTACTAATGATTTTCATGTAGTAGCAGGTATTACTGGTGAAGGTGGTAATGATAACAATTCTGTTCGTATATGGGCCGGTACTACTGAAGAGAATAGGGCTAACGCTCCATTCTTAGTTAGACAAGATGGTAGAATGGTAGCTAATAACGCATCCATAAGGGGAGAAATAGAAGCATTATCTGGTACTATTTAGTCACTTGAAATTACAGGTGTGCTATTTGGTGGTACAGAGACAAACGGAATGAAGCTGTTCTCTAGTTATATAAAGTTTAAGGAAGGTGAAAGAGAAGCATTAATAGGTACTCCTAATTCTTTAGGTTATTCATACTTTGGTTCTTTTAAAAGTAATGCTAAGGATTTTGACGTTTTTTCTATAAATGACGGTTTGCACTTTGATATTACTGGTAGTTTAATTCGTAATATGGCAATATATGGCTTTGGAAGTTTGTCATTACATGGGGATGTAGTAGGTTATAAACTTGCTTATGCTACAGATCCTACTGAAAACTAGATACTGTATCAGTAGTATTCAAGGACTATATTTATAGGTAGTAGCGTTAGACGTATGTGGTATGGATTACCACATCTTGATAGCGTAAAAACAAAGTTAGCCATACAAGCTGTTGAATGGGCTGTTCCTGTAACATTTGTTTATAACCCATGTCGTAATCCAAAAGAATGCAATATATGGGGTAGAGGAAATAATGACAGTGATCCTAATAGACCTATATTATATGATAATAATGGTAATAGAATAGAATGGATTACTGTGAATGCAGGAGATGTTATGGATTTTCTATTAATATATTCACAAAACAAATATTATGCAATACTTAGAAGTAGATCTATTTAATTATGAAAATAAATTTTGCACAACTAGAAACATACACAGACATTCAAAAGACAAATAAGATCTGTTTGGATGCTAGACAACAATTAGGTGAATTGATTTACGAAGCAGGTAGTGGTATTAAGGCTCACGCGTTAGCTTTAAAGATTTATAATTCTGAAGGGGAAACGGAATATACAGAAGAAGAAATACAAACTCTTATGCAGTTTGTAAATCAGTACTGTAAACCTGCAATTATAGATGCTATTAATGCATTAAAAACAGAATAAGTAATATGATTACAAAAGGAATTAGAATAAGTCAGTTAGTCGAAAGGAAAGATCTCAATGGTAAAGAAATAATTCCTTTTCAAGATGGCATTCATAATGGTAAGTTAAGTATATAGTCCTTAATAGATTATATAGGGGATATATCTGATAGCGATGTAGAACTACAAGCTTTAATAAAAATATAGAAGTTTGTAGATACAGTATCAGAAATGGACTTACTGTTATATCAAGCTAAAGAAGGAGATATTTACTACTGCAAAGAAAATAAGAAACTGTATGTTAGAAGCTTTAACAAGTGGGACATGTTAGACCCACTTACATCTAAAGTATATGTATTAGTAGGTTTAGACGAGTATAATAGAACTAATATCATACATCTTTGGGATGGTAATGATATGGTAGTTATGTCAGAAAGACTATTTATTGGAGAAGTAACTGGTACAGCATATGATGGTGGTAAAGGTAAAGCTTTAGCTGATAAAGTATAGGCATTGTTAGAAGATTTAGCTACCGAAACAGAAGCTAGAATTGAAGCAGATAAACAATTACAAAGTAATATAGATACAGTTACTGGCAATCTCAATAAAGAGATTGCAGATAGGATTGAAAATGATAATTCTATCTGGGAAGTATTGTATAATCAATTTGTTCAAGTATCTGAATTTGGTGTATCTCCTACTATCATTGAAAAAGGAGTGGCCGCTACCATTAATATTAATGGTAGATTTTTATTTGCCGGTGAACCTGTAACACCAGATACGCTTATTCTCAAAAGAGGTGATGCTTTACTTAGTGATAGACCTGTAGATAATCTTAGTGGCACTAAAGATACATTAAATACTAATGATGATACAACTACTTATTCTCTTTCTATTACAGCTCATGGAGTAACCAGAAATACATCTGCTATAGTATCCGCATATTATCCTTGCTATTTTGGTCATACTACTAAAACTATTATAGTAGGTACAGATGTGTTAAGCTTTAGTAAATAGTCTATTAAATCAAGTCCTAACGGTACATATAGTATGTCAGATATTTCTCAAGGTGAATATGTATGGTTATGTATTCCTTCAAATTTTAATATTAATAGCGTAACATCATCAGGATTTTCTGTTCCAATGGAGGCTGCTATTAGTGTACCAGTAGAAGGAAAAGGTAATTATAAGTGTTATCGTACTAGTAGCTCTTTGGTAGCAGGTACATTTAATTTTGTAATTGGTTGAAAATATGGCAGAGATAAAAATTTATGGTACATTAGTAAATGCTACTACTGATCCAAAGATAGCTAAGGCTAGTTAGATATTTGATGAAGAATTAAACAAGTATCAATCAGAAATTAATACTTAGCTTGGTATAAGTGACGATAGTTTACACAAAGAATTAACAAATTTTAAGAATACTAAAGGTAAAGCTAACGGCCTTGCATCACTAGATGATAGTGGTAAGGTTCCTTCTACACAATTACCCTCATATGTAGATGATGTGCTGGAATTTACTCAATTGGATTAGCTACCTAAACCAGGGGAATCAGGTAAAATATATGTAGTAACTAGTACAAATTTACAATACAGATGGTCTGGTAGTGATTACGTAGAAATATCTAAATCATTAGCATTAGGCGAAACTAGTTCTACAGCATATCCTGGAGATAAGGGTAAAGCTACTACAGATGTAGTTAATTCATTATCTGATAATTTGGTAAATGATGTATTGGTATCTTAGTCTGACAAGAATTCTGTATCATTGACGATTAAATCAATAACTAAAAATCCTGTCAAAAAAAATAAAGAATTGTTATTGGTAGATGGCGAACCCATTTTACTTACAGACAATACTCCTATATTACTAGCAGATAATGTAAATGACGGTTTATATGATCAAGCAGATGACAAATTAATAACCATAAATTAGGCAAGTTCATTTACAGCTGGAGTAATGTCTGCATCAGATAAGACTAAATTAGATGGATTAAAAGCATAGGCAGAGATAGATACTTCTATTAGTAATGTGCAAAACAATCTAAATGCACATATCAATAATAGAACCAACCCCCATAGAGTAACCAAGGAGCAGATAGGATTAGATCAAGTAGATAATACTTCTGATGCTAATAAGCCTATATCTACTGCTACACAAACTGCTCTTAATGGTAAATTTAGTGCTACAGATGGTAATGCTTTAAAGTAGAGAGTAGATAATATACCTGAATTGGTAGCTACCGATATTACTGTCGATAGTGATAACGATAGTGTAAATATATCTTTAGATAAGACGTCTATTGTAGACGGAACATTATCAGGAACAACTATAAACATTAATTCTGCAACAGCTAGTAAAGCTGGTATACTTGTACCTACTGATAAAAGCAAAATAGATAAGATTATTACCAATGGTAATGGTACTAAATACTTATCTGATAATGGCACTTATAAAGAAGTGAGTGGTGGATCTAGTAGTTCTGATATAAACATTATTGAATTACAAGATATTAGAGATATTATTTCAATTGTATATCATGAAAAAGATAGAGCTTCTAGTGATATAAGTTCAGTTTTTGGTGGTTCTACTAACTTTAGAGCTATAGTTAACGACATACTAAAAACACATACTCGATATTTTTTCCATGTTAAAGATACCCCTGATAGTAACTGTATATAGTTATCAGGAGTAAATGCTTGGAAAAATATAGATAATACTCAATATGAACTGCATTTTATTTATAATTATTATATATCAAATGGTAATCAAAGAACTTGTAGAAGAGTAACTGTAATTGATAGTGATAATACTGATAGTAATTTATTCATCGTAGAAAATGTGAACGATATGTACGTTCTATCTAAAGATAGAGATAGACGTAAATCAGTATCATTAGTAGGTGAAGGCTTTGATGAAAATCATTGGTATCCTGTATCATTTACTGCTGACCCTAATAGTATTGTACCTCCTTGTAATTTAATAATTTGGAATAGCTTGAATAATGATTCTGCGGGAATAAGCCCTAAACCATCTTGGGCTACAAATAATGGAGGTTTTGTATTGCATATTGATATGACAATTATTGGAGATGGATATGGGCAATATACATATGCTAGAAATAAATTAAATAATTGGCATGGAGAATGGGGAGGAGAAACAGCAGTTGGAGAAATGCGTTAGACTACACAGACTTCTACATTCTATATATATCTTAGAGGAGGTGCTAATTATTTTTATACTAGTGATTACGCAGACTTAAAAATGACTGCACATTCCTCTGAAGTATTAGATGGATATAACACATACTCTATAAAGGATACACAAGGAGATATAAAAGACTTCTTTGTATACGTTGAAAATGATCTATTTGGAGAAGTTAGAAATTTACAAATAGTGCATGATAATGAGTTTAACTTTGCAAATGATAGTATCGGAAACTATGTATGGATTAACTATAGATCTAGATATGATTCAGTAACTTCGGCCAAGGCAGTATACGTAGGTAATGGTCAAGCTGGTGCAGATGGAGCTTTTGGTGCAATACATGCTTCAGGCTTCTTTAAAGAATCCGATGTTAGATTAAAATCTAATATAGTTCCATTAAATCATACATTAGACCAGATATGTAATATACCTACTGTAGAGTTTGATATGCATGATAAACACCAGATAGGTACTGTTGCATAGGATTTAGAGAATAACTTTGCTGAAATAGTTAA